CTGCCAGCTGTACCAGCGTTCCTGCGACATGTTCCTCGGCGTGCCGTTCAATATCGCGGAATACGCGCTCCTGACCATGATGGTCGCCCAGCAGACCGGCTACAGGCCAGGACGGTTCATCTGGGTGGGCGGGGACACCCACATCTACAGGAACCACCTGGAACAGGTCGTGAAGCAGCTTGAACGCGAGCCGCGCCCGTACCCGCATATGAGCATCGACAAGGCGTCTGGCATCGACGCGTACACGTATGACGACTTCCACCTGACCGGCTATGACCCATGGCCCGCGATCAAGGCACCGGTGGCCGTCTGATATATAAAAAAACGGGGACATCCTCATAGAAGGGATGTCCCCGTTTTTTTGTATGCGGTCACATCATGCTGTTCGACGACACCACAAATCCAAGCGTTCGCCACAATAGAGCCAGAACGAAAATCCCTGGCTCCGAAGACGTGGAAACGATAGAAACGACGATCACTCCACATGCTCGAACGTCATACTGAGTGTTCCTCCGTCCAAGTCTGAATCCATGTCGGCGGAATACGACCATGTGACCTTGATCTTGTCCCATGTGTCCGACTGCATACCGTCCAACGTTCGCGTGTTGTCTATCTTGTTGGCGGTCGAGCTGGGAATGCCAAGTTCGTTGACGAGGCATTCGTATGCCTTGTTGGCCTTCGTGCCGTCGATGCCGTCGTAGGTGATCTCGGCCGACAGTGAGTCATCGTCACCGGACATCGTCGCTGCGGCGTTCTCGCACTTGTCGGCAACCTGCGCGAAGTTCACTGTCGATGTTCCGACAGTGCCGCTCACGTTCAGGAAGCAGCCGACGAGGAACAGGCATCCGAGCACGTCCAGTACGATCATGAGCACGAACGCGGGGAGCCATACGCGGATGTATCCCATCGGTTTCCGTGGCTTCTGCTGTGATGGCGGCTGGGGCGTGTATTGCGGTTGCGGTGCTTGCTGGCCTACCGGCTGCTGCTGATAGGACTGCGGCGGTTGCGGCTGCTGTGGGTATGCCTGCTGTGCGTCCTGCGGCGCATACAGCGGCTGCTGCGGTGTCGGTTCGCTCATGGTGTCCTCCTTTGCTCTCCTGCAATATGTCTCAACAGAGATTATCCCCCAATTGACGGCTGATAAATCATGGGCGTTTTGCAAACAAGCCATCCTTGAGAATCTGCCTGTAATCCGCGAGAACCTGCATGGTCACGTCCAGCTCCGCCGCCATATGCCAGGTGTCGCCGTCCCACGTCCGTTCGGCCATGGCGAACTCGGACGGGTTTATCAGCATCAACGCCGTCTCGCGTCGCGCCCTACGCTCGCACTTCACGCCGAACCGCGTGCCGCAGCCAAGATCACGGTACTTCGCATGCACAAGCTCGTGGCATAGGGTGCAGAGCCTCTGCCGGTCGTTGAGCCAGTCGGCAAGCCATATCGTCCGCAGCCGGTCGCAGTACAGGCCGCAGGTAGTGCCGGGAATATCGGATTCCAAAACCTTCAAACCCATGTGCTCGGCCTGACGTTCCAAAACGTCGATGGTGATTCGTGACATTGTTCCCTTCGCATTATTAGGCGGCGGCATCATGAGTGAATGCCGCCGCCATATTCATCGCTGTCGTCAGTCTTCAGGTGTTTCGGCCTCAAGCCTCGCGTTCGGATCGTCGTTCGCGGCCATGTCGAATTCTTCACGGTAGATGATCGGACTGTTCACCCAGTCGGCGTCAGCGTTTTCCTTGAGACGGCGTGCGAGTTCCTGGAGTAGCTCGTCATTCGAAGCGTCATGCAGTCTTGCGACGGTCTTTCCGTTAGCCATCTCGTCGGCTCTTATATATCCGAACTCAACCAGAGCCTCTACGGGATTTTCGCTATATGCTCTAGCGATGATGATTACCGACTCGGCGCTGAACTCGCATCCTTTGTTGTATTGACGCCAGAGGGTTGAGACGCTGAGTCCGGTCTTGTTGCTGATTTCATTGATCGCCGCATCATGCGTTAGCTGTGCGAAATATGTTTTCTTATCCATGTATTTCATTATGAAATAAAAAGTCTTTCATGTCAACACGCCGAAAAGGTGTTTCGACTTGAAAAATCTCTTTTCACTGTGGTATATTACTTTTCAGGTTGAAAAACAAAATGCTTCACAATGAAAGGAACAGTGCTGATGGCTGAATACAAAATGCAGTTCCGAGACGGCTTCCTAGACCGAACCAAACAAATGAGCGGCCTCAAAACGGACGAAGCCTTCGCCGGGGCAATAGGAGTCAGCGAAAGCGTCCTAGCCAGAGCCAAAAAAACCAACGAATGCACACCACTCATGCTCATAGGACTCTACAAAGCATTCGGCTTCCAACCCGGAGAAATCGCCCAAATCAAACAAACTGCCTAACCACACCACACAACGCCAACGAGCAAAAGGACAACCAATGAAAATCACCACACCACACGGCACTCTCGAAGGCGACAACATCGAAGCCATCCTCAAAGAGCATGGATTCAACTGCCTGCATGGTGCCGACCTGTATGGTGCCGACCTGCGCGATGCCAACCTGCGCGATGCCAACCTGAGCGATGCCAACCATGTAAAACTCAGCATCGCCAAAATCAGCATCCTTCCGAACGAAGGCGACATCATCGGCTGGAAAAAAGCATGGACAGATAATGAAATGCCGCCAACGCCAGTCATTGTGAAACTCCTCATTCCGGCCGACGCGCAACGCTCCAACGCAACTGGGCGCAAATGCCGCGCCAGCACAGCGCGAGTGCTCGACCTGCAAGACAAGCAAGGCAACAGCCTCCCACCGGACACCACGGCATACAGCGGATACGACACAGACTTCACGTACAAAAAAGGCGAAACCATTCACGTCGAAGACTTCGACACCAACCGGTGGAAAGAATGCGCCCCCGGCATCCACTTCTTCATCACCCGCATCGAAGCAGTCGAATACTAAGGAGGCTCCAAATGAGCAATGAAATCCAGCGATTCGATTTCAAGGGCGAATCATTACGCGCCCTGACCAACATGGCGGGGGAGCCTTGGTTCGTCGCCAAGGACGTATGCGACGTGCTTGAGCTCAGCAACGTAAGCCAAACACTGGCACGCCGCATCGATGACGACGAGAAAAGTTTCATCACTTTAAATGATGGAACCCCAGGAAACCCGAACAGGGCAATCGTCTCCGAATCCGGCCTCTACGCTCTCGTCCTCGCATCCCGCAAGCCGGAGGCCCACGAGTTCAAACGCTGGGTGACTCACGAGGTGCTGCCGCAGATTCGCAGGACTGGCGGCTACATCCCAACCACGGACGTGGATGATGACATGACCATCCTCGCGAAGGCCGTGATGATCGGCCAACGCACCATGGAGGCGCAGAAGCGACGCATCGCCGAACAGTCCGAGCACATCAAGGAGCTGGAGCCGAAGGCTCAAGCGCTTGATGATTTCACGAACGTGGAAGACAGGCTGCTTATTCGCGACGCGGCAAAGGTTCTGTCGAACGCCGGAACCCCCATCAAGGGAAAACAGTTGCGCGAATGGATGGCCGACCACAACTGGATTTTCAAATCCGGTGGCTCTTGGCATCCGACAGCAGCGCATTGCGCTGCGGGTCATCTCGTGATGGTCATGTCTAAAAAGCATGGAGTCAAGGATGATGGCACGGAGTTCGCCTTCCCTCCCACCGTGCGCATAACCCGCAAGGGTTTGGCGCTGCTGCACAAGCGTCTTGGCGAGATCGCCCTGGACAAGGCGCTTGACGCGGAGGTGGCGGCATGACGTTGTTGAATCCTCCCGCGCCACCACAGGAGTTCGTTCTTGACACTGGTGGACACTGCGTGTTCCGCATCAACGAGCGGAAAGGCGCATCCATCGTCGAAAAGGACGGAAAAAAGACGAGCACATTGTATGCGATTCCAGAATCGAAACTGGCTGCGTTCATCCAATGGGCTTCCGACGTTCACGGTCAATCACGATAGGAGACAGTAATGGAAGACGATTACAAGACCCGCATGGTCGAGGAGTTCCACGAACTCAAAGACAGAATCAACAAGATCAACGACATCATCGAAAAATACAATAACGGCCAACGGGGACACATAACCGTAAGAGAAGCCTCCCTGATGATGGCTCAATCCTATATCATGCAGGATTACGCGCTGGTCCTCTTCGACCGTCTCACAGTAGTGGGCATCAACCCCGAATCCGACGACGTGGAACCGGAGGAGAAGCCACTTCCACCGGAACCACAGTCGCATGGCCTCTTCATCCCACGCGACGGCAAACCATACCTGATTCTCCATGACGAGAACGACACATGGTCATACGTGGTGAACACGCCTGGCGTCATGTGCAGAATCAGAACCTTGACGAAACCCGGCTCCAACAAAAGCTTGTTCAGCGGATACCGTGAATGGGGCGAACTGGTCGAAGCCCTCCCAGATTCAGCCTTCCCACTCATCCCACTGAACGCCTCAAGCATGTCGACAATCGCCAAGGCGCTCGCCGACAGCAAATGATTCTTCCCCATCCGCCTGCAACCCGGATGGGGACCCATAAGCTTCGCCAGCCACTCCGATAAACAATCAAACAGTGGAAAATTGAACGTTTATCGAATATCCACGTTCACCGGCTGGCAAAGATGGAACATCCCATGATGTTCCATGCCGTGGCTGAAACATATCCAAACGAACCGTCACAAGCGTTTGCGTACACGCGTCGCCACGGCAATCGTCCAAGCCCACGCAGTGGGAACAGGAACCGTACCGCAAGACCATCGCCAATCGAACCAGACACCACACCTTCTCCTTTCTAAAAGGCATAAGACGATGATCTTGAACGGTTCGCGGTCCGAATCCGCGCTTGGACGCCAGCGGCATGACGTCAACGCCACCCATCGGGACGAAGTTTTTCACTTGGTTTTCTCCGTCCCGCATCGGGAACGATGGTCGGCCAGACTGGTTTTCCTTATTTTCCCAGTCGCCCCGCACACCCTTTTGCGAGCCAACCGTCCAGCGTCATGCCGCAACCCGCTTACACCAACCACCAATCCAAGGAAGGAGCACACACAAATTGACGGCACCCATCATCTTCGAAGACGGCATCCTCACCAAAGACGAGGCAATCGCCTTCACGAAGGTAGGAAAGAAAACATTCGACGATCTGTACGGATTTCTCGGATACCAATCCGGCCAAAACAAACTCTTCACAAAAAAGGAACTCCTACTCCGATTCTACGAAATCAAGGACCAAGCAAAGGAGATCAAACAATGACTGCCAGACGACTAGTCACCCCGAAAGACGTGCGCGACAGACAATTCCGACCCTCATTCCCATTCATGGGATACGACGCCAACCAAGTTGACGACTTCCTAGACGACTGCGCGCTCACCATCCGCACCCTCTGGAACGAGAACCGGAAACTCGCCACGGAAAACAGACGACTCCGATACGAGAACCAAACCCTCAGAACCGACGTGAGCTTCTACAAGCTCGCAGTAGACACCATCGAACACCAACCCAAGGAACAACAATGACCAACACCCCCGAATACGACTTCAGCAGCCTCCGCCCGGACGAACTCAACTCCACCATCGCCGGACTCACCGCACTGAACAAACGAAGCGCCGAAGCCCTCAAAGCCGCAAAGGAAGAATGGCGGCGCTCGCATGACGGCGGCGATGAGGAGCGCGCCGTGTTCGCCGGACTGGATGCGGGTGAAATCAGTCTCAGCAAAGGCACCGAAGGCCATTACGTGGTCGTTGACGAGCGTGCGTATGGCGCAATGCTGCATGACAGCAAGTTCCTCATCCCCGGTGGGAAAGCTGCGGCGGAGGACGTGTGGATGCCACGCCCCGAAGCGAAGTCGGAGGCATATCTGAAGGACATGATCGCGGACCATGACGGCGAACTCCCGCCCGGCGTCGAGTTCAAGCCGGGACGCGCCCAGACCGTCACGCTTCGCACCACGAGAGGATTCGTGGACAAGGCGTTCACCAGCGAGATAGTCCCGAAGATGTTCCAGATGCTCACTTCAACCAAGGAAGAGTAGCCATGTGCAAAAGCCTTACCATCACCAACGAGCAGGACACTTGGAGCCGCGCCCAGCTCGCGGCACTATCCCAGCTTGGAGTGCAGAACGCGCAGCCAGCCGACTTGGCGGTGTTCCTGCACCAATGCCAGCGTACAGGACTTGACCCTTTCAGTCGTCAAATCTACCTGATCGAACGCCGTCAGAAGCAAGGCAACGAATATGTTTCCAAGCAGACAATCCAAGTCGGCATTGACGGTTTCCGCCTCATCGCCCGTCGCGCGGCGGACAGGAACCATGAACTGTTCAGCGAACCGGAAACCCTCTGGTGCGGAGAAGATGGCGTCTGGCATGACGTGTGGACCGCCCAGACCCCTCCGGTCGCGGCGAAAGTCACCGTCCGTCGAGGAGAAGGCGAGTTCACCGGCGTGGCCCTCTACAGGGAATACGTCGGAACCCGCTACGACAAGAATCTCCACAGGCAGGTCCCCACCAGCATGTGGACTTCGAAACCGGTGACCATGATCGCGAAATGCGCGGAAGCCCTCGCATTACGCAAGGCGTTCCCGCAGGATTTGAGCGGCCTGTACACGACCGACGAGATGCAGCAGACCAACAACGAGACCGAAGGGGAAATGGTCGAAGCCGAAGTGGTTGACGAGCAGCCACGTCAGAAGCCACGGCAATACGCTCCGCAGGTCCGTCAAGGCCAGCCGGAGCAGGCAGCGGCTCAAGCCCCATCCAACGGTCCGGCCAGTCCCGACCAGTTGAAGACAGTCACCGACATCCTCCGCGCCTGCCAGATCAAACCGGAAGATGCTGACGCGTTCGTCCAAAAAATCCTCCACGACCAGACGGTCACAAGCGTGAGCCTCACGGCGGTGCAGGCACAAACATTCATCAACGAATACCACAAGCACATGCAGCAGCAAGGAGCAGCACGATGAAATACAACCCGAAGAAACTCACCTACGGCGACGCGCTTGGAATCGCGACCGCCAACATGACCGTCACCGTCGAAGACGAAAACGGACAGCACGTCACCGGCAAGCTGAAGCACCTCGGTCCGAATGACGCGCTCGCCGGTGACAACCTTGAGCTCCGTGTTCTCATAACATTGGCGCTCACCACCACCAGCAACGAGTATTTCGTCGTCCGTGACGACGATGGGGGAATCCTATGCCCGGCCATCAGATTCGATCATGACCTGAACGTCACCTGGAACACGATCATCTCCATCGAAGAGAATCCCGACGACGGCAAGGAGTTGGATGTTTCCGAATGGAAGGCAAAGCTCTTCACGGACGAGACTCCCACCGTCGTCGTGGACAAGACGACCACCGACACCCAAGCGGAGGAGTGGGAAGCTGACCTTCCGAAAGCCAACGGCATCTACAAGGCAGCTACCGGCAGTGTGTGGCTGCATTCCGGTGACACTTGGACCCCTATCCTGAACTGTCACGGCAACATTCCGCCGAGCGCCTTGCAGCAGTCCAATCCTGAGTTCGCCATCAGCTCCCATAAGGCGCATCGTTGGCCGTTCGAACGTGAGGTGGAGAAGAAACTGCCAACCCGTCCGGGCTTCTACCGCAACAAGGACAAGACGAGCGTGTACTACCTCGACAGTTACGGCGTGTGGAAGCTCATCGCCTACATGTGCCCCGATTTCGACTTGCAGCTGAAGGACCCGTGGGATTGTCCATCGGTACCAGTGTTGAGCGGCGAGGTCGTATCCGAAAAGCAAGTCCGAAACGACATGCCGCTCCACTACTACAAGCTCGGTCTCAAACAGCCGAAGGAAGACAAGGAAAACTCTTGAACATCACCAGACGAGCCGGATGCACGTGCGCGTACTGCGTGCGTCACAATCCAGTCAAGACGGGACTCATCCCATACTGCCGTAAATGCGGCAAAAGCACTTGCGCCGCAGCGCGAAGCCACATGGTCATGTGCAACGTCGAAGCGGCCAACAGACACAAGACGGCCGACCGTCTCAAAAACATGAAAGCCAAAGACCAGCAGGGATGGGTCGGACTTGAAACCCATCCACGACACGACAAGGAGAACAAGCAATGAGCACTCCGACCATCATCCTCGTGGGACGAATCGTCAAAATCAAAAAGGACGGCAACCTGTTCAACGCCGGAACCACGAAGAACGGCAAGAACTACATCCAGTTCCGCATCCTCTGCTCCAACAGGGTCAAGAACCCGGACGGCTCATGGGGTTACGGCGCATCCTGCTCACGCACCTGCGAAGCATGGAACGATCTCGCCACGCACATCCAGAACAGCATCAAGGAAGGCGACGAGTACATCGTCATCGGCAACGAGTCCGATGATCGTTTCGAGGATTCGTCCGGCGTCACCCACTACACGCAGAAGGTGAACGTCCGCGAGGCTGGACCAAGCCTGAAGTGGGGTACCGCGCAACTCGTCAACGCCAACCAGCAGGCCGGACCACGACAGGCGTCCACGACACCCGCCATGGCACCGCAGGCAGGCTCCGACCTGTGGGGCAGTAGCGGATTCGACGGATTCGGACAGCCCGCAGGAGAACCGGCGTTCTGATGTCACGCAATCGACAGTCGGCCAAAAAAGCCGGAACGGCAATGGAAACGGCGGTGGAACACTACCTGCAATGGGCGTTGGACGACCAGCGCATCATCCGCCGCCGTCTCCACGGCAGCAACGACCTAGGCGACATCGCCAACATCTTCTTCCATGGTCAACCCGTATGCGTCGAAGTCAAGAACACCAAACTCCTCAACGCCACGAAACATTACAACGAGGCGGTCGAGGAAGCCGGAAACCTTGACAGCCCATACCCGTGGGTCGTGCAGAAGAAGTCACGCGTCGGCCTATCTACGCTCGAACGAATCGGAAGGCAGCTCGCCTACACGGATTGGGACACATACAACACCATGTGCGCGTTGGCAGACAACGACAGGTACTTCACCCCACGAATCAGGACTGAGTTCCTAGGCAGACGCAAACAACTCGTGTGCGTCACATTGAAAAGTCTCGCACTCATCCTCAACGACGGACTGCCACTCGGACCGGAAGGATAATCATGATCGCGACAGTCGCCATATGCGCCATCGTCGTCAGCGTCATCGGATTCGTCATCATGCTCGGCTCCGTTGACCTCATCGACAGTAACAGGCCGTCAGGCGACTGGCTGTGGATATTGGGCATGATCCTAGTGGAGGGCGGTGCGATAACCATCCTCATCGACATCGGGATAGGACTCATGACATGACGGGAGAATCTGAAGTGAGGGACGGCTACACCCGACTCGACAACGGATTCTGGGCCGACGCGAGGATATGCAGGCTCCGCGACGAAATGCCAAGGGCCGCGCTCATCTACGTCATGGCATTGAGCTGGTGCAGCTGCAACCTCACGGATGGAGACATCGACACCGACCAGCTGACGTACACGCTTGGCGCATCCGAACAGGAGATCGAAACCCTCATCGACATCGGCCTGTTCCAACAGACCATCACCGGCGTGCGCATCAACGAATACCAGTCGAACGGGAACCACACCAGAAAAGAACTCGCCGACCGGACGGCCCGCAACACGGCAAGCAAACGCCGAAGCCGCGCACGGCAGGCATCCGACGACAAGTATTCCGCCGATTTCGAAACCTTCTGGAAAGCGTATCCACGACACGTTGACAAGCGTCCAGCCTGGAAAGCATGGAAGAACGCCATCCAAGACACGGGCGCGGACACCATCATCAACAGCGCCCGAGCCTATGCCAGACAGGTCGAGATCGAAGGAACCGAACCCAAATACGTCAAATACGCGGCCACATGGCTCAACGCGGCGGGGTGGGAAAACGAATACGACATCCGACCATCCCTCACCCTCCGCACCAATCCGACCATGATGAGCCGCAACGAATCGAACCGCATGGCGAACCTCAACAGGGCATGGCAGTACATGAGCGACGAGGAACGCCAACGGGCGATGGGAGGAACAGGATGATAACCAAAGGAGAGGCCGCGATGCTGCTGACCACGATCAACGCGCATCACGGCAACGCCCAATGGGACGACCTGCAATTGGACGAGTTCTACCGCGAACTCGACAAGCGCAACAACATCCAAGACATGCGGACGGCGGTCGTGAGATTCTATGCGACCAAATCGGACAAGTGGATGCGTGCCGCCGACATCAACATCCTCTGCAAGAAAATCCGCGCAAGCCGGATTCCCGACGAGAACACCATCCAACAGCTCGCCGCCAAGCATCACGTCACGGCGGACGACTATTGGGAGTTCAAACGTCGCGTCGTCTTCGGCACCGCGCGGGAAGCCCAAGAGTTGGGCGAAGCCGTCAGCAAAGCCCTCGAACAGGTCGACCGTCCGCAAATCGCATCCAAACCCATCGCACGCCAGCCAACCGTGGACGACGATCTGGGAAACCTGTTCAAAACACCATGAGCAAATGGAAGGAAACCAACAAGTACGGCATCCACGAAAGCAAAGCCGCCTACCGGCATTACACGCGGCGAAGGGACAAGGAAGCTGAAATCCTCAAGGAACTCGAACCCAATCCGCCAACGCATGTGGACCTGACCGGACTGGAAACCTATATCCAACGATTACGTGAATCCAAGGAGCCAACAATGGACGACAATTATCTCATCTGGTTCGACGTCGAAACCAGCGGACTCGACCCAATGTCCGACAATCTACTGGAAGTCGAAGCCAGAATCACTGACATGAAGGGCCTTCAGGTGCCATTCGCCGACGACCCCCTGATATTCCATAGGGTCATCCGTTTCGATGACAACACGCCAATCCGCGCGTTCAACAGCACGACCATCGACATGCATTCCAGAAACGGACTCATCGGCGAATGCATGAACGCGGAAGACACGCTCAAAAACGTGGACAAGCAGATGGCCGTCTGGCTCATCGACACGGGCCTCGACCCCGGTCTCATGCATCCGGCCGGAACCAACGTCCACTTCGATATCCGATGGCTCGACGTGAACATGCCCAACACGAGCGGCATCCTCCACAAGCTCAGCCACCGGCGACTCGACCTCACCAGCTTCCGCCTCTTGCAGCTCGCCCACGGCGGCGACCCATACGATCGCGGCCACGAAACCACGCATCGCACAACCGACTGCCTCAACCGAGACATCTCCGAATACAAAACCATCATCAACCAGCAAGGACAGTGAAATGACCCTAGAAACCCTCGAAATCCAGCCGCTCACCACAAACGCCACAGTCACCCGCGCCCACGACGCGGACGCCGGACTCGACCTACACTGCATCGAAGACTTCCACATCGACGGACTAGGACGCATCGCGGTGGGAACCGGCATCGCGATTAACCTGCCCGAAGGCTACATGGCACGAGTCTGCCCACGTTCCGGCCTTGCCAGGAATTACGGCATCGACATCCTCGGCGGCATCATCGACGCCGGATACCGTGGCGAGATCAAAGTCATCCTGCATAACACATCCACCAGCCGCATCAACTTCCGTTGCGGCGACCGTATCGCGCAACTCGTCATCACGCCGGTGGAAACCCCCAGAATCCGCAAGGTCGTCGAGTTCACCGACACGACGGAACGCGGAGGAAACGGATTCGGCTCGACCGGACGATGAACGACGGGCACCAGTCATGAAACGAAACGTCTACAACATACACGGACAACGATTGCGAGACACCCAAGCGTCAATGCTTGTCCACATCGTCGAAACGCATCGAATGCCATCATCCGCGGCCTATGCGAAACCGTGGGCCACGTTGGGTTCCCTCATCGACAGGCGTCTCATCATCCCCCTCGCGGACGGCACCTACAAGCCGACCAAGCAAGGCATCGAGACCGCCGACGCGATCAAACGATTAGACAAGGAAGAGCCAACACGAAGGCCGAACATCGCGGAACGTGGCATCAACAGGAACTTCAACAAGTATTGGGACGACTACTACTCGCATCCACTCACATACGAATACCACCCCACATTGGAAATCATCTGCGAAAGGAGCCGATGATGTGGACACTCAGTCCGAAACAGCAGGAAATGCTCACTGACGTGAGCAACATGCAAGGCCAATACCAGGCCGTCGATAACCAGACAAGCAGGGCACTGCTTCGTAATAAGTTCATCCGTCAAGTGAATGACCGATTCGAGACGACCAAGGAAGGCGAACGACTGCACATGGAAATCGTGCATCAGGCGTTCGAGAAGGCAAGGATGGCGTTAAATGACTGACAATATCAATCCATCGCATTACAAGGATGGCCCGTTCGAATGCATCGAACTATCCAGTTTGCTCAGCTTCGACTGGGGCAACGTAGTTAAATACTGCTACCGGTGGCGCGACAAGAACGGTGTCGAAGACCTCAAGAAAGCACTCTGGTATGCGAAGCACGCAATCGATAACAACGTGCCGTTCCTTGCCATGTACCTCGGGCCGGACAGCGACATTATCACAGCCAGACCCATCAGGCTTTTCGGCATTCTAGAAGCCGAGAACTGGGCCGATCTCGAACCATTCTGGAATGAAATCAAGTGGGGATGCTACAAGAAGGCGGCCAAAGTGCTGACCGAAAAGATCAATGAAATCGAAAAGGAAGGAAAGTAATCATGGAACATATCGTGCAGTTCGCCATCAACATTGACGACAAGGCCATCCAGAACCGTATCGAGGAACACGCCTACACGGACGTGCTCAACAAGCTCACCAAAAACGCCGTGGACAGTGTTTTCTCATACACCAACGCGTATTCGCGGGACACCATGTGGAGGAACTTGATGGAGGACGCTTTGCAACGCTTCCTCGAAGAACGCAAGGACGAGATCATCGACAAGGCCGCGAACATGCTCGCCGACCGGTTCCAACGGACGAAGAAGTATCGGGAAGCCATGGGCACCGCCATCGAAAAGGACGGTGAGTGATGGATAAGACGCGTGTGGCCCTCACGGCGATCAGCTGCATCACGGTGGTCTTGATTTTATTCATTTGTGGAATGTCACCCAATATCGACAAGAAGACCAATGCGGGTTTTCAAATGGAAACGGTCAAGACCGGTGACGTGACATGGGCCTGTCTGAAGCATAACGGCGAATACATCGGCTGCAACACCGTGGAGACGGTCAAATGAATGTTTTCGCAGGCAAGACCGGCTACATCGTCTGGCCGCAAGGCGATACGGGAGTTCACACATGCCGCGTGTACGACTCACTGGATGAAGCTGAGAGCGCGGCACGTTCCAAAGCCGACTTCCACCACAGGGCGTATGAGGTGCGTACCGCTTATGAGAGTCCGGCAAGAACCATCAGAACAATCAACCCAAGGAGGCACCAATGAGCGACAGAGTGAAAGTCGGCACGAGCAAGGTCACGTTCCGTGTGCGCGCGTTCGACTATCCGCAGATCGAGCTTGCATCCGTCGAAGTGGATGTGCCGATGTACACGAAGACGGACAACAAGCTCGACAACATGCAGCAGGGACATGTCACGGCGGACGTGCCGGACGGTTTCAACGAGAAGGTCAAAGACGCATTGCATGTGTTCGCGGACACTCTACAGGCATCGTTCAACGAAGAAGGAGAGTGAAATGTTGAGAAGCATTGATTTCAAAACAATGCCTTATCTATTCACTAACAAGGCTGGCACTTGTCTGACCGTGGAGTTCGACGGGAGGGAACTGGATAGCATCTACAAGCAGGTGAAGGCCATGTACGATCAGGCGCATTCGTCTGATGACATGCCCACCGAACCGGGCTGGTATGTGACTCGGGATGGTGAAGACCTGTTGAGTTTCGACGGTGACGCTTGGCACATTCACAATATCGACTGTGATGCGCAATTGTTCGTTGACGGGGATTTGGAAACGATGGACTGGAGTGTGGTCAAACGCACGTTCGATGCTGACGCTTTCCCGCTGATACCAGTGAATCTTAACGATACATCTCGTGCGGAGCGTCGGTTGACCAACCTCACCAACTTTTTGCACACGCTCATTCATGAGTGTGAGACAGTGCGGGACAACCCATCTTCCGACAAGCATACGAAAGACATCGAGAATGCCGTCTGCGGGACGGGAATCAACTTCGGCAAAGACCTGCTTGCACGATTGGAAAACGGGGTGTTCGACCATGAATGTGCATGACCATATCACCGACTGGCAGCACCTGCCATCGTCATTCCTCGCTGGCAAGCGTGCGATAGCCACCACCGTTGAGGGAACCACTATCGACGGTTTCCTCCAATCGATGACCACGAAGTTCAGTAACGGCAGCGGCAGCATGGTGCAACTGTTTTTCGAGGGAGTGTTCCAGCCGGTCATCATCAGTCTCAACGGTGGTGAGAACCAACTATGCAGAGCATACGATTCGATACTCATACTCAACGAGGTGAAGCAGTGAACAACGAATACGCGGTCAGCATCCGTCATATCTACACCATGCCGGATGAGACATTCAATGGATATGAACTGGTCTTATGGGGTTGGGATGTGATCGAGAACACTTGGATATTCCGTGCCACACGCGACTACCAGATATCCAAGACCGTCTCACGGAAACAGGCATTAGATCATGCGCTTTACGACGCTTGGGAATTGGCGCGGATATTCCAATGCAAGAACTATGCGACCAACGAAGAAGGAATGTGGGACAACAATGACTGACCTTGATGATCGCATCAGCGAGTATGCGAAGTGGATTGAAAGCCGATATGACGACTCGCATGAGCTTCGAGTCAAAGGCAAAAACGGTTACATCGACGGCAAGGCCGACGCCTATGAGAGTTCGCTACGCGAGTTCAAACGCATCTTCAACGTGAAGGAGAAATAGTGATGAAGCGAATGACTGCTTATTGGTGGGATGAAGACAAAAATGCTGTGGCAATCTCATATAAGGATAACCGCCTGATACTCACCGTCGATGACGCGCAGGCACTCCTTAGACAGCTTGAAATGCTTCTGCTGGAGAGACCGTCACGCGACGAGCCGGAAGAGCCGGGCTTCTACCGGACACGGACTGGCGCATTTCTTCGCAAGAACAAGAACGGCGCATGGAGCGCCCTGTTCATCAATGGCGACCTCATTCCACGCTATTGGAACGATCAGGACGATTACGCTAAGTGGGAGACGGTTCTTGACTGCCTGTATCCTCGTGCGTTCCCGCTTACACCAACCACTGCGCCATATCCGTTGAAGGGTGAGTGATGTTCGGACGGAAGAAGAAAAAGCAGGAGGAGCCGAAAAGTTACCTCAGATGCCCATACTGCGGTCACGCGCCGATGATTGTCACCGGCAAATGCACGTATCACAATCCACGTCATACCGTCTACCGGTACGAGTGCGTATTGAAGTGTCTTCAAGGCGAGGTCTGTTGGACTGCCGAAGATGCGTTCAACTCGTGGATACGCGCTGTCGCACGCTATTACGACGCAGAGGAAGCTATCAGACAATTCTGCAAGGAGAAGAAATCATGAGTCTGGCTGATGTCTGCTGGAATATTTCAAGCGTGTTCATCGTCATCACATTGGGAGTGATAGCGATACTCTGCGTGCTCATGCTGTTAGGCGTATTCGTATGCATCTTCGACCATGACGATAACCACAGGAACGATAAGAGCAGTAAGGAATAACAATGGCTACGAACGTGAGTGAAAAAGACAAAACACTGCATGAGGTCATCGACTTTCTGGAAAAAGAGTGGGATGCAGCTAATAACGCTTCTGATAATCCAGACGAAGAAGTGCTGAAGTACGACTTTTACGACGGAATGACGACGGCTTACGAGCATGTAATCAATTACTGCCGTCACCTGCTCGGTTATTCCGGGACTATGCCTTCTGAGGTGCCGAATCAAAGCGAGGATGCGAAAAAATGAAATGGAAACCGGATTGGTCGGACATCGCCGAAAACCTGCTGATCGGACTGATGGCGGTGGCCGCGGCCGCAATATTCATTGTCTTCTGCGTTTGCATATGGAAAGCCGTGACAACCGAAAGAACCATCATCATGCGTGACGGAAGCCAATCATACGCCTGCACGATCAGCGACATAAGCCCGACCCCATTCGACTGCAAGCCAATCGAGGACACGGAGGAATAATCATGTGGTTCAAACGCAGACGCAACGAATACGGGTGTCCAATGTGCGGCAGACTGCCAGTAATCAAGGCATCGCAAACGGAAAAATACCACGAGAGCCGCAAAGTAAGGACAACACTCACAGTCTACCGGCTCCGATGTCCACGTGGTCATATCTCTACTAGCTGGTTTAGTTACCCCGCATACGCAAGCAGGCAGTGGAAAGAACTCGTGGACGAGTACAAGGGGAAGGACACGAAATGAGCGCGTATCAGCCTGTTCTTGACCCCGCCTGCGGCGGCCGAATGTTCTGGTTCGACAAATCGGATAATCGGGTGCTTTTTGGTGATGTGCGTGATGAGAGCTGGGAATTGTGCGATGGGCGTAGGTTCGATGTCAAGCCGGACATGCTGATGGACTACCGCGACCTGCCGTTCCCCGACGGGACGTTCCGCATGGTGGTGCTCGACCCGCCCCACCTGCGCAATGCGGGGGAAACGAGCTACATGGCGCAGAAATACGGTTGCCTCGACCAAGAGACGTGGAAAGCTGACCTCAAGACCATGTTCAGCGAGTGCTTCCGCGTCCTGAAAGAGCACGGAGTGTTGATTTTCAAATGGAATGAGACACAGATACCCGTATCGCAGATTCTCAAGCTCACAGCGCACAAGCCACTCTTCGGCAACAAGCAGCCGAACCGCACGGGAACACACTGGATTGTCTTCATGAAGGATGACGCGAAATGAGTAAACGGTACAAGGTTTGCCCACTTTTTTGGAGTGATTACGGCTGTAAACGCACCTTGATGAATATGGGTGTGTTTGAAGAGTTGCTGAACGAGGGTTGGCAGATTCTGCGGGTGGATACCATGCCGCCAACGGAATTGCGTGATAACGCCGTCACAGCGACGAACGTCTACATCCTTGAGATGGAGGCTAATGATGATTAGTCAATACGACAAGGACATGTGTTGCCTGTATATCGCTGAGGGGATGAGCTACATCTGGCAACAAAAAGGGGGCCAAGAGCTTTCCCGAATGCTTGAATCATTGGCCGATAGGAAGCTCATGAAGCGTGTCCATGGCGGGTATGCGATCACACTCAAGGGCCTGTTGGCAGTCAAGGCGTGGAGACTTCACCTGTTCCTGTTCCATCACCACGATGAATACAAGTACTTCAGGAGGAAGAAATGAGCAGGGCTGAAACCACCGCCATGCTGTCCAAGCTGGTCGAGAAGAGGTTGAAGAATCGCGTGAGTTATTGGGCTAGCGAGGTTAACTTCGACCTTGGAACACCACGGAACAGGCGCATCGACTACATCGGATTCAAGCCTTTCACGCCCGGCTACGTGCTCGAACCAAGCAGTGTGGAACTCGGCACTTTCTCCTGCTATGAAGTCAAGTCATGCATGGCTGATTTCGAATCGGGTCACGGGCTGACGTTCTACGGTGACGAAAACTATCTAGTCACCACGCCTGAGCTTGCGGATGAACTGCGTGTGAGCCATCAGATTCCGCGAGACATCGACCAAGTGTTGGTGCCCACGGCCAAAGGGGACAAGCTCAGATGCCTGTACGACGTGTCCTATGGAGACAAGCGGAATAGCTACAGGCGGCGTCCGGCGAGTGAAATGCTGTACGCCATGATCGAAGCGAACGGAAAGAGGACGAATTGAGCATCGCAGAGGATGAAGCCGAAAAGGTGTACCCGACCGAGTACTGGAATGACGGTTCGGGCTGCAAGAAGGTTTTCGCTGCCAATACTGACGATTTGCAGGAAGCCTATATTCGAGGCCGCGAAGCGCCACCGTCTGACGTTGAGGTGGAGGCCGTGGCGAGAAAACTGCTGTGGACGAGCCGCACATGGGACGGCATCGACAGCGACTATCAGGCAAAGGACGAGGAGGATGCATGGGATTTCGCCGGCGTAATCCTCGGCATGCGCGAATGCTACGCCGCACAGGCCAGAGATCTGCTCGAAATCGCACGGAAGGCGGTAAACGAATGAGCAAAGACATGGAGAAGATCATGTACATAATCAAGAAAGCGTCCTACGCATTCAACGTGATAGCGATGCTCGCAATCATCATCATACAAATCACCGCCAACGCGAACCCTATATCCATAGCGATACTCTCGTTCCTCTACGGAGCATACGCGATGATCGTGTTCGTCATACTGTACGACGAACACTTGGAGAAGGAGTACGAGTGAGCCTACGGAAACAGGTCCTCCACTACGCGGACCTCGACTACGACGCGGACGAGATAAGCCGCCTACTGCACGTGGACAGGAGGCTCGTACTCCAAATCGAAGCCCACCGCAACGACCCCGAACCAACCCCACCAACGGAAGGAGAACAGCCAACGCTAATCTGACACACACACTATACTAGACAAGTCGCCCAACGGTTGCAAACAAAGGGTTGAGGCAACAAGACCAAACACACCCAAAACGCAACCAAGGAGCCAACACTTGACGCAAACCACATGCGCGGCATGCTGGAAAACAACCGACGACAAGCATATCCTCTGCACATCCTGCGAAACCCAACTCCAATTCGACCTGCAATGGTTCGAAAACCATTTGCAGGACCTCGAATGGCGCACAAACCGCATGGACAAGACAGGCAACGGCGGAGGCGGCGGACATAACGGACTCGCCACCTCCCCGGCACCATTACGCGAAACCGCGTTCGAACTCATCGAAGGCAACGGCATGGACGACATTCCAAGCCTCCGTGACATCATCAACGAATACGCGCGATGCCTGAATGTGACCGCCCCATACGACCGGAAACTCGAAACACTTATCCGCAACATCCGGCTCACGGACAAGTGGAAGACCAGCAAGGCGACACCAACCTACATGCGAATCATCCACCGTATCCGCCGTAAGGCCCAGGAACTTCTGGACTTCACCCTCGAAGACCAGATCATCATCGGCGAATGCCCGACCGACGACTGCCATCACATCGTGAAAGTCATTCCAAACGCCGCGTTCGCGCCGAAATGCCCCGACTGCGGTCAAGTGTATCCGGTATCCGCCATCCGTGAGAACAGGCGACGCAAACTCCTCGCCACGCACATCACCGGCACGCAGACCGAAATCCGCAGACTGCTCCTGCAATGCGGCATCATCGTCAAACCCGGCACCATGCGCAGTTGGGTCAGCAGGGGAGACCTGAAACCCGTCACGCCGGTCAAAGACACGCGCAAGCAACGCTACCGGCTGTCCGACGTGTACAAGCTCGCCGTCAGAAACCCCGAAAAGGAAACGAACATTTGGATGCTCCTACAGGAGGAACAAGCTTGAACATCGACCTCTCCAACCCGCCGTACGCGGTCAAACTCAATGATCTCGGATTCGCATACTCGCACACCGACCGTGAGAAGGGCGTCATCGTCTACACTCACGCAGACCCCAGATTGGTCGGCTCCAAATGGGTTGACCATTGGGACGACGTGGAATGCATCATCGACTTCGAAGATGAGAACTGCTTGAAACCATTTTCATTCACGTTCAAGAACCTTAGAAACGGCGTCAGTAAGACCATTATGGCAAGCAATCTCGCCCTAGTGGAAGAAGTAATCCGATGACCGCCACTATCAGCATCACCGACAAGGGCAAGACCATCACCTACCACGCGCATCACATGCGCGACGTGATCGAACCAGTCAAACAGTACGGCATGTTCGGAGAGCAATTGAACGCGAAGAAAAAGCTCCACACGCTCACTTTCTACACGGAGGATTGAATTGAACGTCAACATCAAATGCTCGCCAATCCTACTACTATTGTCCGGCGTACTGGCACTCCTGAAAATCATGGGACAATTCCCATACTCATGGATATGGGTGATCGCACCCATTTGGATACCACTACTCGCACTGGCCGGTATCACAATCATCCTGATAATCGCTTGGATTATCGGCGTCATAGGCGTATTCATTCTCGAAAAGTTCGGAGACTAATTGCAGATCAGCGGCAACACCAGCAACGTGGATGTGGCGTGCGTCATCGACACGACACAGGACGACATCATCAAGGAGGCACAATGAAAGTACTCGACTTCACCAAGGAAACAGACGAACTGGAAAACAAGCTGATAAAACTCGGATTCCACTATCAAAGCACCGACAAGGAAGAGCGTCCGCCAAAACCCGCACGACTGATAACCACATGGGCGAACGTCATGAATGGCGTGACCCTGCAAATCATCGATACGTATGACGAACTCCGTGACGAAAACTACAAACTGATTACAATACCGCGCAAATACGTCAGGATAACCGATGATTGCACTAACATAAGCGTCACCATGTCGGTCGAAGAGTTCATGGAATTGGAACGGATCACGAACAGCAACGGCAGCACATTCCCACGCCCGGAAACATCCTTCAAAAGAATTACCAACGAGAACTAGGAGACCACGCGGAATGAGCGAGACAATCACAGCAGACCATCTGAACGCCACGCACTTAGGCAAGAAGATAAGCATTTTAGACAATTGCGAAATCGTCATGTCAGGAAAACTCAAGGAGTTAAGAGCGACGCAATACTCCATGTCGGTGTACAGCAACAATATCGAAGCCGTGCCCGACGGCTGTGGGAACATCACCATTGCCCCGAAACTGAATTACGAAACTGTCACCGACATCATCATGCACCTGTCGAATCAGCTCAATGACGATATCAAGGCGACCGTTCATGGTGACACGGAACTGGTAATCGAAGTCAACGGAAAGTAGGGGAGTATGACGGAAAACACCACTGGAAAATCAACGAACGAACTGCTGATGCGCGTGTTGCAAGTCGAATCACCGGAACTGTTCGACGGAAGCGACGATCAGCCGGTACGAGTAGTCGGCTACGATTATTTACCATTCTGCGAAGCAGTCTGCGAAACCTGTGGCGATGACCCCGAAATGCTGACCATCGCATTCGAGACGAAAAACGGCGAACGTTACAGCGAATACTACGACTATTTTGGACTGCCGAACATTTTGGAAGCATTGGGTAAATGGGATAAGCAGTATGGGATGGATAATGAAATAGGGCGGTGTTAAGGATGAAGTGGTTCACTAGTGACTTGCATTTCGCGCATCCGTTCGTGGCCGCGCTGCGCGGATACGCGCTACCCGGATACGCTAAGGATGCGTCGATCAAACAACAAGCCGAACATGAGCATAAGCCGCTCAAGAACTGTGTTGACTGGCGGAAGCATGATGCCGACATCATCAGAAGCATCAACACGTATGTTGGCGAGGAAGACGAACTCTACATCCTCGGAGACATCAGTTCCGGCAACACGTGGAGCGTCGAACAGGCGATAATGCGCATCCAAAACCTGCATGTACCACGCAAGAACAGGCATCTGATTCTCGGCAACCACGAAATGCGCAGTTCCAGCCGCACGCTGACGAAACTAGCTGAAGCGTTCGTGGAAGTCGGAATGGTCGGCATCACCGAAATCAGAGACGGGTGGGGCAACAATCCACCACCGTTTTGCTGTGAGGGTGCTCCCGCCTTTAGGCGCGGGGAGGAATCACAGCTTTCTTTTTTCCATATTATGCGTAATGTGGTAGTATTAGAAATATGAGCCAGAAAGTCGTGTTGGAACGTGTGACGTTGGACGGTGCCAAACCGTTCATCGGTTATGCCGACCAGCATGACCCATGTTCCGAAAAGCTTTACGCGAATACCGGCAGTCAGGCGATGGAATGGCTTTGTGACGCTTGGCGTTACCGGTTCAACCAGTTAAGGTCGAACCGTTGCAAATACGGTAAGGACAAGACTCTCATCCCCATTGGCGGCACGCCCGACACTCGTAGCGTCAGCCAGTCTCGGAAAGAATGCTCTTGGCTAACCGCAGTGCCTTCCCTTATCTTGGAATCCCCGACCAGAGTCGAACGCGTCGAATGGTTCACCTCCGTGAAACGACGCAAGACCCTATTAAGCAAACGGTTGAAACCGGGGAGAATGCCCCGTTTCAAATCGTACAAGCGTGACGGGCAACGTTTCGTCTGCTGGCACAACGGGGGACGCAACGCCGTATATCGGCAGGTCAACAGGAATCATGGCATAATCACCATCACGGGACAGAATCCGAAAGGATACTCCCAAGCCGGTGAACCGTTACGGTATCGTATCCTCCTGCATGTTAGGGTCAGTCAGCCGATACGCGAATACACGGCCATCCAAGTGGATTGGACGAACCGTACCGTAGTATTCAACAACATTCCCCTCCCCATCAGACGCAAGCCCACCGGAAAGGCCATCGGCATAGACCGTGGATGCGCGCATGCCGCCTCCGACTCTAACGGTCGATTCATGGACTTACCCAAGAACAGGCTGAAAGCCATCGACCGTGAAATCCGGAAGCGTCAGAAAAGCCAAGCCCGTAGGGTCAAGACAGCCGGATATTCCAGTGAGAAAGAATACGCGAATAGTGGCAGAACCAGCCGCGCATATTGGAAGACCCGGCTGGAAATCACAAAACTGCATGCGAAATCCAAACGTATATTAGATGACGTGTACCAAAAATACACGACCCAACTCGTGCGTGACAATGATTTGATTGTGTTGGAGAACCTACGATTAGCGAACATGAGCCGACGCAACAAGCCTGTTCCCGACCCGTTGCATGAAGGCAGATACCTCCCTAACGGTCAGACGGCGAAACGTGGACTCAACCGCAGTCTCCGACAGGCGAGCATGGGAAGACTATCGTCCATGCTCGCATACAAGACCAAGCTTGCCGACGGCGTGGGCATGATACTCGTCAACCCGGCCTACACAAGCCAGACATGCAGTCAATGCGGGTATGTGGCGAAAGAAAACCGCGAGAGCCAAGCGGTGTTCATTTGCAAAAAATGCTCGTATAAGACGAACGCTGACGTGAACGCGGCAAAAAACATCCTCAAACGAGGATTGGACACGCTCGCCGTCACGTCGGAAAACCTGTGGGGCGCGGACGGCACCCCGGTCGAACATGGACGTAAGACCAACGGAAACGCTACACGCGAATCCGTGGCAGTCTCTTAGAAACCAGAACCTCTCCTACCGCAAAACGATGGGAGGAATCCCCCGGTTTAAACCGTGGGGAGGACGTCAAACACGGTATTTTTAAGCCACTACCAATGGCGTGAAGACTTCACGCAAAGCAAACCCCTAGGCGCAGTCTCAACCAATTGGAACGCGCCGGAATTAGCCGAATACGCGATACCACGCATGAATAACACGCTGCTCCTGCACGGACACACGCACGCGCATGACCCGCTTGAGTTCGGTAGGCATCAAAATGAGATCAACGTCGGATTGGACGCATGGCGTTTCGAGCCGGTCAACGAAGCCGAATTAGTGGACAATTGGCTACACGCTGCGGTGAGTGTAACTGAGTGATGAAGTTTGGGTGGGTTAGACCACTTCTATTCAACAGCATCGATCTGCTGCCGGAGTTCCTCTATCTCATTGGAAAGGATGGCGAGAAATTCCCGGTATTCGTCGAGTTCGACCGCCATATCGATGGATTCAGCCTCCAAATAGAACCGGCAGTCACCGTCATCGGTGAATGTTAGATCAGGAAAGTCGAACCATTGCCATTCGCAATCGTCCGGGTTGCCATGCCACCCGTTTTCGGTTTTGGTCAGCGTGTAGTGTTCCGTACCTTTGTAGTTGTTGTTCATGGTGTACTCCTTTTCAGTAAAAACGCTAAATATCAAAAAACATGCCCGACCGCGCATGATCGTTGCACATCCACCTGCGGACCCTCCAAACCGGCATCATGAATAAGCCACGCCTCCAACTCCACGTCAGGAATCGCACTGGAATGGCCGTAAGCATACAAGAAGCCAGCCGGAGTCGTGAGTTCAAGCCGATACACGCCAACAGAGGTCCGGTAATATCGCAGCCGCCACATCACAGCACCTCGATCTCGTCACGCCACGACAACATGTCGCGCGTAATCAACTCTCCGGACGACACCTGGAACCATACGCCACGACTCGACGCCACCCGACATGCCGAAACGCCACACGCTCGGACTGTCAACCGAATTGAAAAACATGAAGACACCATCGGAATTGACAGCCCACAAACCGTTAACCTTATTAGACATTTCAAACCCCTTAAAAAGAAAACGTTGAAAACAAAGGGCGCGGCACCACCGCCACGCCCCGAAACTAAACAATCAAAACCGGCAGACGCGACTAGCGCAACCCGCCGCAAATGTCCTTCACACCGGTGAGATAATCCAACTCGCCCTCGAAATCATGGCAACTCGTCGAAAACTCACCATCACGACAGCTTTCATCCGCATAATACGAGAAGTTGACGCAAAGAGGGGAATTAGGATCGATATCCACACAGCATGCCGAACCATCCATGAAAACCACCTTGATAGTGTCCTCGGGACACATGCCGGATATGATTTCCGTATCCTTGACGTTCAACCCGTGATTGTAGATTTCACTCGAAAGCTGATAAAGATCAATTTCACAGATTAGGTACGCGCTCCGGTCGAGTTCCGTCACATCCACGAACGTATCCGGCTGCGGGCCGTCTTCAGCGAAGTCGCCGATACCGGCCACCATGTCGTTCGCCTGCTCAATGCAATAATCGACGTCCTCCACAATGTAAGCAAGCTCTGGGCCGTCAACGGTCTTCAACCTGCCGACATCATAAAAATCAGCAGACCAGTCGAGGCCGTACTGCGTGTTTTCCTCATCCCATTCGCGGATAGAGATTTCCACTGCCTTGCTGTTGTCAATAAGTATAGTCATTTCAGATACTCTCTTTCCAGCCCCCTTGCTAAAATGAGAGGGCTCTAGTTAGTTAGATTGGTAATAATTACTGAGCAATCGAGCCGGATAGCTGCAACTATCCGGCTCAACTTATTCGTGAGCGGGCATGGCCGTAAAGACGCATGCCCGCCCTAGCGGATCACTTAGAATCCGCAGAAGATTCAGAGTCAGAATCATCTTCCAATAGTTTGCGGGGATTCTTGACATGCAACGCGTCACAGATGCGCACGGCGACTGCGAGACTCATGCCACCAGCGGAACGCTGTCCGGTCTCGAACGCAGCCACACGAGGTTGACTGACTCCAACCTTGTCGGCCAGCTGCTGTTGCGTCATGCCGCGCTTCAACCTGAGTTCCCTCATGCCCATGTCAGTATCCTTCCGTCAGAAAATCCACAGGGTCGCATCGCAACGCCTCAGACAATCGTAACGCCGTCCGCAAATACATTTGCGAAACAGGACGATAACCGGTCTCGAACCAAGAGATGTTCGGACGGGCGACACCACTCATGCCAGCCAACTGCGTCTGCGTCAACCCACGGAACAAGCGGATGTTTCTCAAGCCGACGACGCCAGCCGACACGCCACCGCGCCACACATGCTCATCGGGATACAAGTCCAACACGTTGCAATGCAGTATCCGCGCCAGCGACGCCGCCGTGCCCAGAAACATGTTCCGGGCATCATCATCGACGGTCTCATACCGGCTCAACCTCGGCATGTCATAGCCGGTCAACGCGCTCAACTGCTCCAACGTGATGTTCGAACGTTTCCGCAGCTCACGCAACCCCATGCCACGCTCCTTTCCGATCAAAAACACCATATCATCGACGGCTGGGGGACGCCGCCGACATCAATCAATCCAATCCGTATCCCAATCCAGCATGTCCAACGGGACCATGCAGCCACCGGAACACTGGACGTACAGCCAGTTCGAATAGCCCATGCGAGCCGCCCTCACGCCACGGAACCATTCGCCAAGCCACTCGCACAGGAGCGACAGCAGCGAACGACGACGCCAGAACGACCTGCCGGACGCATAATCGAACCCATCATATTCAGCGATAGGGGAGAAGACGCCACGTTTGCTCACTGTTTTTCCTCCTTGGTCCAAGGGATAATCTGATGCAACAGGTACGCCGCCGTCGTCAACTGGTCATAAGCGGCCAGCACGTAAGCCGAATCGGGAGCGTTCCCACTCCCAAGATTCGACAGCAATCGGACGGCCTTCAACGACTTGCCGACCACATTCGCGCACACGTCGGAATCATGGGCGTCCATCACACATGCCCCTCATCGTCGGCCTCCGTGTAGAACACGAAGTCAATGTCGTAATCAGAGGAAGCGTCGTATTGCTCACCGATTTCAATGGGAGTCAGCCCGCCCAATACTTCCGTGGTGAAATTCCAATAGTCATCGGAATGCGCATTGTCGTGCAGAAAGAACACCCACTCGCACCATTCGGGAAACGCGGACCAGAACTTCCGCCAATCCTCATAAGGCACGTAGTCGCCGAAATCATCGATACGGTAGACACCCTCGCAAGGTTCGAAACTCTTCTTGATGAAATGGCTCAAACCGGTGTTCGCCATGACTTCGATATCATTCACGACATCCTCGCCAATCGGCTCATCCAACGGCATTGCCTTCAACCCTTCAATGGTTATCATCATTCTTTCCTTTCAATCGATACGAAACTCTTCGCCATACTTGACGCAGTGGGCATCCAAATAGGCGTCGAAAAACTCCTGCTCGGAACACGGCGCGAGATTCGCGTGCAACAGCTCCCGCAACTCGTCATCCATGAGATTCACAGCGGCCTCATAGGACACGGGACGCCCATCCCGATCAATAACAACACTCATCGTTCTTTCCTTTCGCTCAGCAGCAGAACTCGTCAGTGAGTTCCACCAGTCTTTTCAACGACGTCCGCATGAGACGCGAACGACAGCCGACACCGGCCAGCAGTCCAGCCAGCTTCACACCCTTACGCATTCCGCTTACCTCCCTTAGCGGTCTCGATATAGCAAGGAAGCTTTTCCACGTCGAAATCCATGTCGCCAGAAACCGGGTCGGCATCATCCCGCCACGCCTCAAACACGGCATCACGGTCAGCTCCGCCCAACATGGCGTCAGACACCTCGCCATCGAAGTAATCCCGCAGCCACGCGTCCTCACGCCGCTCGTAATCGGATTCATCCAACACAGGGTAGTAGCGCCCGTCCTTGATAATCATGTCTATCGCATATTGGACGACGGCCTGATCCGACAGTCCGCCATACCCGTCTGTCAACTCAATCGCATAGCCGACACCGCAGAACGCGCGCGGAACATAACCGTAATCGGACAGCCACCGCACGGCAGTCTCGATATTGCTTTCATCCAGCGCGTTATCGAAGTACAGCAGCCGCGAAGCCCGATACGTGTAATCGTTGAACACAGTGTCGGCCACGCGGATACCCCGCACCCATTCCAGAATGTCCGGCAGCACGTCATCGAACGACGGCAGACCAGCGTAGTCGATACCGTCCCATGCGTCACGCAGTTCTTCGTACAAGTCGGCGTCCTCGGCCGTATCCTTGCGAATCTCATGCACATACATTGGTTTCCCTCACTTTCGGATGGATAGGTTGATTTTCAGCGAGACAACGTCAGAGACAGGTTTGTATACCACAGTTCCAAGTCGAGAGCCTTAAGCGCCCTGCATGCGGCCACATAGTCGCCCGAATCCATGCATTCGACAAACTGCTGCGCATAGGCGCGAGTCTCAACGTCATCGGAAGATATGAATTCCAGCAAGTCGTCAACGCTGGGCCATGCGCCCTCAGAATCATCGACAGTGCATTCCTCATGGCTGTACAGGTGCCACGTCATACCGTCGAGATTCCAGCAATCCGCCCCTTTGCCGTTCAGTATGTCGCCTAACGTCTCAGGCCAATCCATGAACTCGTAATCGGCAATGACACTCAGGCTTAGATTGTGCGCTTCATACAAGTCAGCCAACCGTCCCCAATCGGCTTCGGCGGAACCGTGGTTATACACGTCCCATATGCCCTTAATCTCGTCGGCCATATCCTTGTACCCGGACGGCGGCACCGGACTATCATTCCCACGCATGTACGCAAGGAACTCAGGCGACGGCGTTGTGATAACGTCAAGACTGCAACCGTCCAAACCGTCCGGGAACTCGGCACCATTGTATGAATACAATTCCAATGCGCCGCCGTCCGGTTCAGACTCATGCAAACCATGACGCCCCGCCATGACGTCGTAAAAAGCGTCCACGGAATTAAATCCAGACATGATTACCCACTTTCATAGAGAATGTTGATTAGCCGCCATACGACGGCACAGTGCGCGGGTGAGGAATCGCACCCCACAAAACCCCGCTAGGCCGCGCCATAGCCCACAGAGGGCTGCAAAGTCAGATGAGTTTCAGGAACGAACGCGGTACCACGCGCTCGAAATGGTAAAAATCGTAGGCATCGCCACTATGCGACGTCATGGTGAACCCGTTCGCCGTGAAAATGTCGATAATCGTTCCCATGCCGCACGCGTTCGCGTTCATCTCCCAGCCGTAATCGCAACGCTTCAGCCCATATAGCGTTCTATCGGAACCGTTGTATGGAATCGACGCATACGTGTGCTTGAATCCACGCCACATGAGAAACGTCTGCCACAACGGCAACTCACGCATGGCTTCATCCACTGCCGCAGAGAGTTTGTCATACCCGCAGCCGGACGCATGGCCGGAACCACGGTCACGCCTGACAGTAACGCCATCCTCGGCCAGTAGTGCGCCAACGGTAGCGGTAGGGCACATTCCCCACATCGCACTGCGCCGCCATTCCACGCTGATGTTCACAGATAGTTCGATCTTCCCAGTCATAATAAACACCTCACTTGTATTGTTGACTACAATTAGTTTCGCGTCATGTAGGATTCAAGCCGTGCGACGCATGACTCATCGCCCGGAACCCGATGCATGTCAAGCCACTGCTCAGCCGTGACCACGGCGTAACGCTCGCCCAGCTCGCCGTTGCGCTTGACATTGCGGCTGACCACATACACCACGCCGTCAACCCACCTTATGGCGTCGGCATTCCAAGCGACATCACACGGCTCAATGCCATGAGCGTGCTGGAAATTCCACGCACGATTACGCCGCGCAATCTGCGTAGAACGCATATCCTTGCACCATTGCACGAGATTGTCATAATCAGACATAGCTCCCCCTTTATTTAATCTTATTGTATTGTTGACTACACAAGTCAAACGAGATTGACATAATCGCACATGACCGTATTCCAACCGGCATCCCCAAAAGCGCACGTGCCAACCTTAGCCATAAGGGCCTTAGTCATAGGGCATGGCGGCAGCGAACCGGAAACAGTGGTATCCCACAATGGCACACACACCACCTTGTAGACATATCCGGTATTCGTCTCACAGTAGACGGAGACACGACGGCAACTGGCGCGAACGCGCGTAATCCGAACATCAGGCGCGAAGTCGCTTGCAAGATCGACATACGTGGACCGCATTGCCGCAACGCGAAACGCCGCAATAAGCGCATGACGTACCACAGATCCCGCCGCCGAGGTGCCTACAAATTCAAGCTCCGGCATTTCACGCACCCAAAGGCGTGATACGTAAGGCGGTAGGGACTCACGCGCCGTAGTGAGACAGTCGCGAACGATTTTTACAGCCATTTCTTCGTTGGCATCCATAATAAACCCCCTTAAGGTCTAGTGTTGATTGGTTAATTGCGTGCCACTAGAGGGTATCGCACCCCCTCATGGTCTAAACAGTGGCGAGAGGGGCGCAACCCTTGCGGATTACGCCCGTGAAGATTTGTTTTTGGCTAACACCACCCGCAAAGTGGCGCAGGGGCGCATACGCACCCCCTATAGACTTTTAATGTCCGCATAGTCCCCGAACTACGTTCGTGACCAACCGCCATAAAGCAATTGACGGGCGCTACGATATGTCTACCCTCGCAACCCGTTACGCCGTGGTTTACAGTCAATGCCGCCAACCACGCTCACGCATGGCGAAACATTGACATTGCCACCTATCTATCGGCCTATCCTCATTGGCGGTAGTCTCTCACACTACGCCAAACGTCGGCGGTACCCCCTTACGAGTTCTCGCGCTCAACATTGTCAATCGAGTTCACGCGCACTGCCTAGGCAAAACCGACACTGTCAGCCACGTCCACATAGTGGACATTATGCACACACCCCGAAAAACGCCGCCACCTAACCCCCAAAAAAGGGATGAAGCTCAAACTACCGGCCTTCGGTAACACTCTTCATTTGTCAAACACTCGCAACACTCGCAAACTGACGCACTGCACCTCAGCACAGCGGCCAACGTTCCAACACATGGCGGCTTCGTTGTGCGCACACTCTGCGCACCACCTGACCATCTCAGGCCGGGCTATGCGACGCCTAGGCGTCTAACCGTCGCGGCTTCATTTGCCGGTTGCTGTCAATCGGTTGCGAGTGGCGTGATCTAGAGTGTCGCGCCAACCTCGCTAGGCTGACTGCCTAACCGGTTGATAGCTTCACTGTACATAATCAATTGGTTATAAGCAAATTGAGAAAACAGACCACGCCGAAACGTTGGAATAACGCCACTCTACCGGCGTGTCGAAACACAGTAAGAGGGTAAACAAAACGAAAAAAGAGACTGGATAGCACGAGAAAAAATAAAGTCAAGCAAGATACCAAAATACGGACAAAAATATTAGAGCGAGATAGATATAAATAATAAGGCATACGACACAATGACGCGCATACGTACAACTGTACGAACGAACGTTTGTGCTATCGAACGAACGTTCCAACCGGGGCCGGGGAAGGGGCCCCCGGGGTGGGACCTCAGGGCCGTCGGGTCAATGGTAGAAATAGTGCGCGCCGTCTGAAAAAGTCCGCGCATGAAACGTGACATGACAACGACGATGTTGGGTTCACGTTGAAATCGTCTTCAGCATACCACGCGACACGCCGTATTCTACGCCGTTTCCATTGCAACGTTGACGCAACGTTGGGGGTGAGTATGCTGTCGCATGTCGGAATGAATTTTGGAGGACGCGTGGCGTCATTGTGGGTGTCATTCCGGCAAGCGGTTCGGTGGTGCTCCTTGTCTCTTGGTTAAGGATTCCGACCGTTGGGGCGTTTGTGTTCATAAGGAGCACCGCTAGGGACAGTTGGCTGAGTCTGGTTTAAGGTAGTCGCCTCGAAAGCGACCGACTCTAACGGGTCCGGGAGTTCGAATCTCTCACTGTCCGCAGATGGCATCTTCCTAGGTAAGGTGCGATTCGGTTTCAAGTCCAATGCGGGAGGCTTGTTGGTACCGCCGTTTGATCTCGCACATGGTTCCTATCGCTCTTGTGGGAGTGTTAGTCGCGCGTGGTTTTCTGGCTCTCTTGCCTATGCGTGGTGAGTTGCCGGTTCGAATCCGGCTGGGGACCCTTTGAGGATGGATGAATCCCGGAATATAGTTGTGTGTTTTGGATTGTCCGTGAGATTTGCGTCCATCCTCGCATATGGCATTGGTGCAACTGGATAGCATGGCGGTCTCCAAAACCGTCGATGTTGGTTCGAGTCCAACATGCTGTGCTCAGCCTACCCACATGTTGTGGGAAAGGTCTTCGGAGTCGTCTTGTGGCGGCTCTAGTTTCAGCTGACCCGCCTAGTTTGCGGGAACAGTCTCCTGAGTCGTTGCGGCGGCTCTTGCTTTTGGATGCTTGGCAGAGTGGCTTATTGCACCACCTTGCTAAGGTGGCGACCGGGAACGGTCCGGGGGTTCGACTCCCTCAGCATCCGCGCGCCGTGGCTGGCGGTAAAAAGCCATTTTTTGCCATTGGATTTCCTTTTGGCGGTTTGGGTTAGATGACGGGCGATCCCCATGTTTTTGGTGAGTGTGGCGTGGGGGTTGCCTGTTCTTTTGCTTTGGTGGCGGAATGGTAGACGCGGCGCACTCAAAATGCGTTGTCCTGTGACGTGAGGGTTCGATTCCCTCCTGAAGCACTGGGGAGTGGTGATGACCAACGATTGGAATAAGTCGCATCGTAAGGAACGGTTCAATCCGGGTTGGGAGCGGACGCGTCGTGAGGTGTTGGATTATTACGGGTGGCGTTGCCAGTATCCGGTGATCGGTGATGATGGCGTGTTGCGTCCGTGTGGCGCTCATGCGAATGAGGTCGATCATATCATTCGTGCCGAGGATGGTCAGCCTGATGATGATTCTTGGGATAATCTTCAGGTTCTTTGTCGTGCTCATCATTCTTATAAGACTGGTTTGGAGTCGGCTGACGCGCGGCGAAGGAAAAGGGTTGAGCGTGAGGAGGCTCGTTGGTACAGGCATCCCGCGTTCGGTTAGCTGAGGGTGAGTGCAGTGTGAATGGGTGTGATGGGCCTGTTCATGCTCATGGGATGTGTAGGTCTCATTATGATCGTTGGCGGCGTAGTGGCAGTGGTGCCCGTAAGCGTCGTATGAGTCGTGCGTGTTTGGCGTGTGGCTCTTTTTTTGAGACTGAGCGTCGGGACAAGGCTTTTTGTTCGGCTCGTTGTCGTAAGCGTTTCCAGCGTTTGAAGGCTGAGGGTGCGGCTCCCAATCGTACTCCGCAGCCGTTGAAGTCGGTGTTGTGGGAGCCTCGGTCGAATGCCCGTGTCGGGCGGCGGGGGAGTGTTCCTGCTGGTTTTTGGACTGCCGAGGACGAGTGGAACGCGTGTTCTCATACGTGTCCGGTTTGTGGGTTGCCGCTTGACCGGTCGGTTGATGTTTTGAGTGATGATTTTCCGGTTGGTGCTTGGCGTGTGCCGTTGGAGCAGGGTGGTGAAAACTCGTTGGCTAATCGGATTGTCGTTCATCGCAGGTGCGCGTAGTGCCGTAACGGGCTTCGCGCTTGTCGTCCCGTAATGGGGCTTTGCGGGGAGTGATGTTATGGGCAGGAAGACGAGTGATTCCGGTAATCAGGTTTTGGAGATTCCTGATGGGAAGTTGGGGCCTGATTTGCCTCCGGCTAACCAGATTTTCCCCAAGGGTGGGGAGTGGTTGCCGTTGGTTGCTCATTGGTATGAGGAGTATCGGCGTAGTCCGAATGCTTCGATGTTGCGTTCGGCTCCTTCCTGGATGGCTGTCCAGTTGGGTTTCGCGACGATCAATGAGATGCTTTCGACTCGTCGTTATGCGACGTTGATGCCGGTCGTGCGTCAGTTGTTTGACGAGTTGGGTTGGACTCCGGCTTCGATGCGTGCGTTGAAGTTCGATGTGCCGGAGGCCGACGACCATGCCGCTTCGGATGGTTCGAATCATGCTGTGATTCAGGATATCGATGCTTGGCGTCGCAAGATCGAGGCGGCTGGCTGACATGCATTTGATGATTCCTAACCTGACTTATGAGGATAGGCGTAGGAGTCTTGGACGTTTGGCGTTGTGGTGGGTTGAGACGTTCAGTCTCATAGGTCGCGGTGGTGCGACCGGTAAGCCTGTCACTCATAGTCCTGAGTATATCCAGTTCTATTTGAACGCCTATGCGTTGAAGCCGGATGGTCGGCGCAGGTTCAATCGTGTGAGCTTGTGGCGTCCGAAGGGTTGCAACAAGAGTGGCTTGGGTAATGATCTGGCCTTGTTCGAGGCTTTTGGCCCGTGTCGTTTCGACCATTGGGCTAAGCCGGGTGAGACGTATACGTTTCTTGGTCAGACTTACTATTATCTGCCGGGTGAGCCTGTTGGCCGTCCTGTCCAGCGTCCTGAGATTCTGTGTTTGGCTACGTCCGAGGACCAGTCGGGCAATATCTTCGATTCGATTTACTATAACTGCACTTCCGGCCCGTTGGCCCAGTTGCAGGGTTTCGGCATGGAGGTCACGAAGCCCCGTATCGGCTTGCCGGAGGGTGGGGAGATTATTCCCACGACTTCCGGTGATGCGTCGAAGGATGGTGGTCTTGAGACTTTCGCGTTGATGGATGAGGTGCATCTGTATACGCTGCCGAAGCATCATTCGATGTATAAGACGGTTCAGCGTAATCTTCCGAAGCGTTCGTTGGATGCCGACCCTTGGGTGTTGGAGATGACGACGTATTTCCGTCCGGGTCAGAACAGTGTGGCGGAGAACACGTTGAAGATCGCGGAGGATATTCAGGCTGGCCGTTCCAAGCATTATAAGGGCTTGTATTTCGACTATCGGTATTCGACGCTTCCTATCGAGGATTTTCCTGATGAGAAGAAGCTTGAGCACGCGTTGTATGAGTCGTATGGTTCTGCCGCCCATTCGGATGATGGTAAGGATTACATCATTCTTCCTGATGGGCGTATCGAGGCCGTTGATGCCGATGGCTATTCGGTTGAGGGGTTCTCGCTTCGTGATGATGGCGTCGAGCCGGGACCGTCGAAGGATGGTTGGGTTGACATTCATGGTCTGATGGGGCAGATTTACCAGCCTGATTCGGACCCGAATGATTCGATTCGTTATTATTTGAACTCTCGTGCGTCGAGTGAGGATTCGTGGCTTACGGAGCCTGCGATCCAGTCGCATTTGGCTTACAGGGATTTGTATGGCCGTGCGGTCGGCTCGTCGTCTCGTTTGGATGGGGTCTGGAAGGATTTCATTGACGAGGATGAGGAGATCACGCTTGGGTTCGATGGTTCGATTCGTAATGATTCGACCGCGTTGGTTGGTTGTCGCGTGTCCGATGGTCTGCTGTTTCTTATCAAGTTGCAGCAGCGGCCTGATAATGCGGACCCTGATTGGCGTGTTGACCGTGATGGTTTCGATGCCGCCGTGCGTCGTATGTTCGAGAATTACAATGTCATCGGCTGTTTCGCCGATGCGCATTTCTTCGAGTCGATGATTGGCGGCTGGGAGGCTGAGTATGGGCGTGGCATGAAGGTGTATGCCCGTGGCCAGTCTTCGATGATGAAGTTTTGGACGAATAACTGGTCGCAGGATATGTATCGTGCGTTGCAGTGCGCGCATTCGTCGTTTGAGTATGCTCCCGAGCCTGTTGAGGAAGGGGAGCCTGACCCGAATAATATTCTTTTGTGTGCCGACCCGAGGCTTGTGTCGCATTTCCGTAACGCGAAGCGGCGTGAGAAGAGTTGGGGCTATCAGATTCATAAGGAGACGCCTAAGAGTCCGCACAAAATCGATGCGTGCATGGCTGGCGTTTTGGCTTATGCGGCGCGTGAGAAGTATTTGGGCCAGTTCGAGGATGATACTCCGCAGCGGGTGATGCCGCAGCGGGTCTGGTGATTTTTGGAGTGTTCGTATGGCTTCCACATCTTCTAATATGCAAAGTCTTGTTACTGGTGATGACGAGCCTGATGGTGACGGTATGGCGTTGACGCGTCTTGCGACGCGTTTGCAGAATCGTATTCCCGACCTGTGTGTGTTGAAGACGTTTTACGACGGTCGTGAGACGGTTCCGTTGCAGTCCGTGCCGAAGGCGGCGACCACTACGGCCAGTGCCGTGTATAGGCGTTTTGTGGATATCTGCCCGTTGAATCTGGCCCATACGATTGCGGATGCGGTAATCACGTCGCAGCATCCTACCGGTTTTCGTCTTGTCGCCGATAAGACGATGCGGAGCACGGATGCGGATGACATGTGGGATAAGTGCGGCATGGATGTCCGTTCGTTGAACATGTTCATGGATGCGGCGATTTACGGTGCCGCGTATGCGATGGTTCTCGGCAGGGAGAATCCTTCGTATATCCAACGATTGAGTCCGTGGAGCACGGTCGTGTCCGACGACAAGGATTCGGCTGTCGTGTACGGGTGGTCCGAGGAAGAGCAGATCGAACGGTTGACTTTGTACCGCATCGTCCGTAACGATGACGGTGAGATTCAGAGCGTCTATTCGCGTACCGCAAAGCATGAGGTCAAGTCGCGCACACTGCCTTCCGATTCGGTCGATGACGAGGACACCGTGTATGACCTTGCCAACGACGATTCGAAGAAGCGCCCAGAGTTCGAGGCGCAGTTCGAGTGGGAGGGCCAATCTTCCGGCGATGATTGGAAGTTCGCCCTTGATTGCGGGTGTCTTCCTATCGTGCAGTTGACCACTCCTAACGGCAAGGGCCAGTTCGAGGCTTCCTTGAAGACGTTGAGGTCCATCGACCAGCAGCGTTTTCAACGGTTCTGCATTCAGGAGATGCAGGCGTTCAAGCAGCGTTGGGTGTCCGGCGACATGCCTGAGTATTACCAGAAGAGCGACCCTGCGGTCAAGGCCGGTAAGGCTCAGGCCGGTGACAAGATCGACTATTCGGAACTGTTCGAGATGGGTCCCGCCGCGTTGTGGCTGCTTCCCGCCGATGCGAAGATTGGCGAATCGTCCATTACGGATATCACGCCGATTGTGAATGCGGCCGCTTCCGATGTGAAGCTTCTGGCAGGTGCCACTGGCACTCCGTTGTCGATTCTTTCGCCTGATGTGGCTGGTTCCGCCGAGGGTGCGAAGCTGACAACCCGTATGCTGCGGTTGAAGGTCCGTGACATGAACATGAGGGCCAATGACGCTTTCGTGCTCCTATTGAAGATGGCGTTGACCGCTTCCGGCAGTAATGCTTCGGAGGAGCGTTTCGAGACGACTTGGGAGCCGTTGGAGCTTCCGTCCGAGTTGGAGCAGTGTCAGGCGGCGGCCCAGGTGAAGGGTGTTCTTCCGTTGAAAACCATCGCCCGTCGCTATCTGCATATGACCGAGACGGAGATCGCGGAGATGATTCAGGATGCCCAGGATACGAGTTTCCTGAATGCCATGGCGCAGCAGAACGCGGCTTTGGATTCGTCGGCGAAGCAGACTGATGCGACGATGAATGATTCGTATCTGGGTGACGGGTCCGGTTTGGATTCGTTCCCCACCGGCTCTGGATCGGATTCGATGTCGTCCGATGTGCCGTCCGATGGGTTGCCGTCGGATGATTCGTCCGACGTTATGGGGGTCTGATGGCCGATAGCGCGTTGGCTGCCGTTCAGGCGTTGGATGACCAGCGGTTGAAGCTGGTTGACGAGTTCGTCCGCAGGGCTTGGAACATGTGGCGTAGCCTGACTCCTTCAGACTGGTGGAACGATGCGGTGGCCGAGGGCGCGGCTGCTTATGTGACGCAGCAGCATATCGCGTTCGTGAAGGCCATGCGCCAGCAGGGCATCTCGTATGCGGATACGATGCTGCGCCTGGCCGGTGTGAACGGTTTGGGGGATATCCCACAATATGAGGTCGTTCGCGCCAACACGGACCCGTGGCAGGTCGCCATGAGGGTCGCCGACGAGTATCGCACTCAGGCCGTGAAGAATCCTGGGATTCGACCTGCTACGTGGGATGAGATTCTGAAGGACGCCGACCAGTCCGCAGCCGACCATGTTAAGGCTTGGCTGATGTCCGCGAAAATCCAGTTGGAGAACAATGCGGTCACTGACGGGTATGTGACGCAGAATCGTGCCATCCAGTCGCGTTACAGGAGTTCCGGTGTCGAACGTTACAGGCGTGTCATCCATCCTGAATTGTCGAAGACGGGTTCCTGTGGCCTGTGCGTCGTAGCCGCCACGAACACGTTCACGAGGGCTGATTTGATGCCCATGCACAATCGTTGCAAGTGTACGGTGGCTCCAATCGTCGGTTCGAACGACCCCGGGTTGAAATTGAACTCGGATGATCTGATGACGATTTACAAGGCCGCTGGCAAAACGGCTGGCCGTGATTATTCCACGAACGCCACGGATTTGACGAAGCTTCGTGTGAAGGTCGTCAATAATAGCGAGCTTGGGCCTGTGCTTCTTCGCAAGGATGCTCCGGTGAACTCGAATGCGCCGGAATGGCGTTTGCCCGACATGAAGATGACCCGCGCCCAGATGGAGCGTATGTGCGCTCGTGCGACCGAGTTCAATTCCCGGTACAAGGAGTTGTTGGACGGGGATAAGGATTCGGTTCAATTCCGTTTCGATGGGCGTTCGTATGAGTTCAAAAAGACAGTCCACACTAAACAGGCTTGGCAGTATGTGCGGAGCCTGTTGGCTTATTCTCGCGGTTTTTTGGGACTGGCCGCTTAAATATTAAGGAGATTTGGTCTTATGGCCTCTCAGGATAATGAAGTCGAATCCGAAAAGGACAAGACTGTTGGACAGGCCGGAACGGTCGAGGATGCCGTGAAGGATGCTCAGACCACTCCGGTTGACGAACCCGCCGTCGAGCATGACGCTCCGGTCGATGAGAAGGGTTCCGATGATTCTTCCAAGCCGTCCGATAATGACGAGCTTGCCAAATGGAAGGCTATGAGCCGTAAGAACGAAGACCGTGCTTCGGCCAATTACAAGGCTTTCCAGTCCGCTGATGCGGAGCTTAAGGCCGCGAAGACGCAGATTGCGCGTCTTGAGGCCAAGGCTAAGTATCCGCAGATCACGGACGCTGTTCTTTCCGACCTCTGCCCCGCAACGGAGCCGGAGGCCATCGCGTCGTGGGCTGAGAAGTATGCGGCGTACAACCCGATTGACACTTCCAAGGTGGAGAGGAAACCGCAGCAGACTGAGGATGCTTTGGCCCGCAAGGTAGCCATGCAGGCCGAGTTCCCGTCCGGCACCTCGCATCCGAAACGTCAGCCGGGCGACGCTTACAAGCGTGTGATGGAACGTCAGAAGGCACGTAAGCGCAGCAAGTAGTTTCCTACTGATTCTTTGAAAGGATTGAGCGTATGACTCAAGAGATGGTTCATTCCTCCGGTATCGTCACCGTTGAGGAGGACAATTCCTGGCGTTATGGCGAGAAGAACACCAATGATTCGGTGTCCGTCACCATCGTGCCGGAATTGTTCAAGACCGCAGACAACAAGTATCTGACCGGTGTGGGTCCGAAGGCCACGACCGTTTACATTCGTTCCGGCATTCCGCTGGCGAAGATCACTTCCGGCGCGAACGTCGGCTCGTATGGTCCGTATGACAAGCAGGCCACCGATGGCCGTCAGACCAAGATCGCCGGTCTGCTTGAATCCATGGTGTCCGTGAACATCAACCTGTCCGGCTGGGATTTGGACGACCCGACCGTGGGCATGACCTATCGTGGCGACATCGTGGCCTCGAATCTTCCGGTGAAGCCGGAGGCTGGTGCCGTGTGGGGCGGCGAGTTCTACGACGTTGAGGATGACGTTGTAAAGCCGTTGTCCGCTTCGGCCGGCGCGGCTGGCACTCCGGGTCCGGCTGGCAAGGATGGTGCGACCATCACCAAGATCGAATTGACTCAGGACCAGTCGTCCAAGGCCATCACCGCTGGCAAGGCCACTTTGTCCAACGGACAGACCGTGAACATCACGATTTCCTGATTGACGGTCACTTAACCTCTAAAAATTTTGTGAAACCCACCCATCGCGGTGAGTTTTTGCGTATCTAAGGAGTTTTTCTTGGCTATTGACAAGACCATCATCCCGCCGTCCGAGGCGACCGAGGTCGCTCAGGCGGGACATGATTACGTGAACGGCATCCTGCCGTTGTCGAATATTTTCCCGGTCACTTCCAACGATGGTGATTGGACCGCTTCTTGGACTCCGGTCATTCCGAAGTCCAAGACCCGTGCGATGAAGCATCGTGCGTTGGACGCCGAGATCGGGCACACCAAGTCCGAGACCTCGACCGCCGAGATTCATACCGGCCTGTTGCCGTTGTCCGGTATGGACCATATTTCCGAGCGTGATATCGCCAAGCATCAGGACGATACCGCATATATCCACGATCAGGCCGAGGCGAAGTTCGAGGCTTTGGGCCAGCAGGCCGGTGTGACCGAGGAGTTGGAGCGTTTGCAGTGCTTGGTGACCGGCAAGGTGGTCATCAAGGAGAACGGCGTCGATGTGACGTATTCGTTCAAGCGTCCGGGCAACCAGCAGGGTGTGAAGCCGACCACCACTTGGGACAACGACAAGTCGAACCCGTGCGACGACATCGAGGCTTGGGTGAAGATCATGCGCAAGGCTTATGGTCGCAAGCCGCACGCGGTCGCCACCACCGGTGTGGTCATCGATGCCATGCGCACCAACGAGTTCTTCCGTACGCAGGTGTCCGGCATGGATTTGGAGCATTCCAAGACCAAGCTGTCCCGTCAGGAGGTGTTGGATGTGCTTCGTGCGCAGTCCGGCATCACCGATGTGCTTCTGGTCGATGAGGCTTACGAGGATTTGAAGCTCGACAACACCTTCGATATGGATGCCGATGTCTCCACCGCGTTCCCGGATAAGACGTTCATTCTGCTTCCGTCGTTCAACGATTCGTCGTTGGGTGCCACCCTGTCCGGTCCTACCGCCGAGGCCCAGAGCTCGGAGTATGAGATCAACAAGAGCGTGAACGATGGTCTCATCGGCGCTATGTTGTCGCATCAGGCTCCGCTGAACTACGACATCTGGGTCAACGGCAATTATCTTCCGATTCTGAAGGAGGCCGTCTCGACCTTCAAGGCGGACGTGCTGGGCAAGTAGCCTTCTTGACGCTTAGGGGGTTCCGCTGATGTCGAATGGTGTTACCGATGCCGTTGACTGGGTGGAATGCTTGGAGCTTCATTGCCTTCCTGACGCGGATGTGTTGAAACGGTATCCGAACGCGTGGCTCACGTACATGTGCCATCGTGCGGAGACCGTCGCGTCCACTTCGAGCACGAATTGTGTTCCACGGTTGAAGTCCGGCGACCTTGATTTTGAGGATTACGAGTTCGTCATCTGTTCGATGGTGTGGCGTGTCATCCGCTATTCGGATATCAAGACCGAATCGAATGGAACGTACCAGTTCACTCGTTTCGACCCGCAGGATAATCCGCCAGGCAAGGATGCGTCTCCGAATCTGTATCTGTCGAAAAGGGAGAAGCAGATTCTGGATGGCTATGCGTCCGGGCGTGGTCCTATCGGCACTGTTGGCGTCGGTGTGAACCGTATTTATGGAATGTGATGCCTATGTCTCGTGAAACGTGGGATTTGGGTCATCCATACGATAAGTCGGGTTCCGACGTGGTTGCTGAGCATCCTTACGAGGATGTGCTGGTGCCTTGGGTGAAGCCTGATTCGATTCTGTATCGGGACAAGGTGATCGTCGTGCTGTATACGGTCCGTCGCGGGCCGCATGGGACGACGTATGTTCCCGGGAAGGCTTACTGGTGCTGGTGTTCCATCGAGGGGCGCGAGCAGCAGGCTGGCATGTTTTCGATTTCCGGTGCCGAGGATAAGTCGCCGCAGACTTGGGGTGGTTTGCGTGAGGTCACGCCGTCTCAGGTCGTTGCCGTGGAATGGCATGGCGATATCCATACGGAGGTCTGGTATCAGGGCGACTGCTATGACGTTGACGGCGCTCCGACGTTCCGTCAGCATGGCGAGGTTCCCCACTATGAGATGCATATCCGGCGTAACGCCGACTATTCGCAGATTCCGGTGGGGTTGCGTCCGAAGCCTCCCGAACCGGACCCTGATGACCATGTGTGGGGTGAGGCCGATGGCAAGAGTTTTCATTGACCGTGACCTGAGCACGAAGGTGGCTGAATGGTTCGGTCCGCAGGCCACGTCGGAGAAGGCCGACGAGGTGCTTGCGGATGCGAGGATGCTCGCCGCCGCGCGTGCGGTTGGCCGTGACCCGGGTATTCCGGTCGCCAAGGATTTGAGTCTTGAGAAACGCTACCACGGCATCGACACGGATGTGTGTCTTGATGTCGAGGGTCGTGACGGGTCGAACGTGGCCGTCGAACACGAGTGGGGCGCTTGGAACGAGCAGCGTCACCGTTGGGTCGAGGGACATCATGTGATGCGTGACGCTGCCCGTATGAACGGTGGTGTCTGATGCCACTGATTCAACCTGATTACGAGCGTTACCCGCAGGAACGTCCGATGGTCGATTTCGATTCTCTCGTGTACACGCTTCTCACGGCTGGGTTCACCGGCAACCCGGACTGGTCCGACGTGCATGTGCTCAACGAGATCGATGTCGATGTGGACACTTGGGCGTCGTTCTCGAACATCGTGCTGTTCCATACGAACGCGCCGACCATGGCGACCGGCAATCATTCGACCGGCGTGTGGGATTGCGACATCGACATCATCGTCGCCACGAACGATGCGGACCGTTCCTTCCGCTTGGCGCAGGAAGTGTACCAGCAGATCATGCAATGGCCGCGTTACGGGCGTACCGATTCGGGTCGTGTCATTCGGATTGTGGGCAATCCCGGTTTCGGCAAAAGCGCTGGCGGCAAGCAGGCCACCGGCAAGAAGGTGAAGCAGTATTCCGCTTCCTCGTTCACCGTCCGCGCGGAGGATTCGCTTCGCGCCGGATGATTTTCCGTTTTCTGTTTTTCGTTTTCAAGCCTCGCCTCGTGCGGGGCTTTTTTTATAAGGAGATATGAGATGGCGTTTAATGATGACGCGACTCTGATTGCCACTTACGGCACTTTGTTCTACGCTCCGGTCGGCACTCCGCTGCCGAAGGATGGTGCCAAGGCGTTCAAGCTGAACGCTGACACCGTGAAGGTGGACACCGCCACTTCCGTCACACCGGGCGCCAATCAGGTGTGGACCAATCTGGGGCATACTTCCGCCGACAACAAGATTTCGTTCTCGTTCGACGGCGGCGACGCGACCACGCATAATTCGTGGGCGCGTAAGAACCTGCGTACCACCTACGCCGATTCGACGTGCACCATCACCGCGAAGTCGTTGCAGTTGGATGGCGACACTCTGAAGCTGATCTACAACGGCACCGACGAGGATGGCGGCGTTGGTGTGGACATCACCAAGAAGCCACAGACGTTCAGCCTGTTCCTGTTGGCTCAGGAGTCCGCCGACGATGATTCGGATATCCGTTTCGGCGCTTTGTTCCGCAAGGTTTCTGTGACCTTCGATGGTGGTCCTGATTTCTCGGGCGATGATTTCGTGGAGCAGGGCATGACCGGCGAGGTCGAGAGCGTCGCCGGCAAGAAGCCGATTGTGTTCTTCGAGGCTTCGAAGATGAATCAGTCCTGATTCGGACTGTTCCAGTCTTCGTATTGACGCCGGACCCCTGTTTCTCCTATCCGGGGGTTCCGGTCTTTTCCCGTTCTTCATTGACGGAAGATAGGAGATTTTCAACGCTTTTCAGATAGGAGAAAACATGGTTGACAAGACTGTTGAAGAGAACACCGCTGCGGAAGCCGACGAGTTCCGCATCCCTGAGACGTGGGCGGAGATGTGCGAGAACGAGCCGCTGTTCTCGCTTCTGCCGCCTCTGGCCCCTGCTGAACGCCTCTCGTTCAAGCAGTCCGCACAACTGCGCAAACTGTCCGGCATGGCCGGTTTCACGCTCAACGCCGACATCAACGGCCCCGAAGCCAAGTCCCTGGACGACATCGAGGCGAAGATCGACGAACGCATGGAGTTCGTCGGCACGGCTTTGGATTGGGTCAAGTCGCTGACAGTGAAGCCTGACAAGGTTGACGAATGGGCGACGGGCATCGGATTGGATGAACTGTTCTGGCTCATCGAAGCGATTCTCATGTTCTACACGGACCAACTGGGAAAATCGCTCGCTTCGAAGCGCAAGTCCGCGTCCACCCGGTCGAACTGACTTCCGACTTCCAACGTTTCTATGGTCTGGACATAACCGGCGCGAGGCTGAATCCCACCCGCGCCGAACGCCTCGCGGCGGGGCTGATGGCGATGCCAGACAGCCTGTACAGGGCGCGGATATTGGAGGATGAGCCTCCAACCGCGTCCGATGAGTCCAAGCCGGACAAGCCGACCGTACTGCCATGGCTTGGATGGGATTCGAAGACGATGGTCGCCGTTGACGTTCGTAACATGATGAACGCGGTGATTACCGCCAAATACGGGGGCAAGAATGCCAAACCGCATCCACTGCTCCCTCCCGGCGCTGACAAGGAGCCGCCTCGCCGGGAGAACGAAGGTACTGCCGAGAACTTCGAACACATGTTCACGAAGTTCCACATGACCTGATTTTGAACAAACCCCCACATTCCCGTGGGGGTTTTCTATTTCCTTTTTTCTTTCTGGGGGTTGCTTATGGTGGGCGAACATCGCGCCGGTACAGTCGTCGTTCGTGTCACTGCGGATACGAAGGGTTTCCGCCGTCAGGTCGAGGAGGCCGCACGCGGAATAAGCGACCTCGACGTGAACGCAGTATTCGAACCGGACACCGCCAGTCTTGAACGCGCCTACCGCGAATGGAACGGCAAGAACGCCTCCATACAATTCAATTTCAAACCCGACACGAAGAACATCGACCCGTGGATGAAACGGTTCGAACAGCAGGAGGAGCGTCTTCGTCGCGGACTGTCACTCAAACCCGACTTCGACCCGTCCAAACTGAACCGTGGCCTATCGGACTTCAACACACGCACAAACACGGCTCTACGCGGCAACGGACTGTTGAACTCGAAACTGGTCGAGAAAAGCCTTGACCAGACCGTCAAGGTGTTCGACGCCAAAGGCCGAGAGATGGCCGACACGGCGTTCTTCAAGAAGTCCGCCATCAAACCTGAACAGCTTTCGTTCGCGACAAGCCTCGACAAGACCGTCGATAAGTACCGCGAGAAGAAGATGGACCTGTACCAGCAGGTCCGTGGACTCATCAAAGGCAACGAACACCTCTCCAACGAGCAGATACGCCAATTCGAGAAACTGTCCAACCGAATCGTCAAAACCCGCAACGACATTCGCGGACTGAAAGGCGACCTCGCCAAGGCCACCCGCGAAGTCGAACGCCTCGACGCGCAACGCCTTGAGATGAAGACGCAGAAGCTCCCGACATCCGACCTGTGGAAGCAGGAACGCGAAGCCGCGAAGCAGGTCACTGCGGTCAACAAGGCGCTCGCGGGTCAGGAGAAGGAGCTTGGCAGGCTCCGTAAGGCGCAGTCGTCGCTTGTGGACATCGCGTCCGATAGCGATGCGAAGCGTGTATCGAAGATGACCCGTCAGGTGCGTGCCCTTGAGGAGAGCATCGTCACCGCTGGCAATTCGTTGGCGAACTTCTCCAAGGCCCGTGACACGGCCTTGGGACTGCATCAGAAGCAGGAGACGTATGCCGACTGGTTCAAGGGCCAGCAGGCCGCGTCGTCGCGTTTCGCGAAGGAGATCGAGGCGCAGCAGGCCGAGATGGCCCGCGAGTCGAAGAAGGCCAGGGACGAGTGGTCCAGTCCGGTTGGCTCCACTGGTGTGGCGCGTGAGCAGTTCTCCGAATCGCGTCGCGAGGCCGAGAATCTTATCGACACGTATCGCGGCGTCCGCAAGGAGCTTGAGTCCGACGTGTCCGCCATGAAGCGGAACAACCGGAACTGGTTCGACCTTGACGAGTACAAGCGTACCGTCAAGATGCTTGGCGAGATCGACGACCGTATCGAGAAGCTGAAGAAGAGTCCGGTCACGAAGGCGACCCGTCTTGAGGGTTCCGATTTCCAGAAGCGTCTCGCCGACCTGTATTCGAGGAACGGCGTCCGTAACCGTCAGGATATCCGTCTGCGGTTCGTCGCTGAGAATCTGCGTGAGGTCAAGTCTAAGATCGAGGCGTTCAAACGTCGCGGCGTCGATGTTCCGGTCACGTTGAAGGCCGAACTGCGGGAGATGTACCGGCAGCTGGCCTATTACCAGCGTCTTCTGAAGGATAATCCGAAGGCGCGGGTGAAGGTCGATGTCGAAGGTGATTTCGCCCGTCTGAACCGTGATATCGAACGGTTCGAGTCGCAGCGTGTGAAGGTCGAGTTCTACGAGGATGGCGCTGACGAGATACGTCGCACCATGCGGGAGCTTGAGCATAAGAGGCTTGATGTTCCGGTCACGTTGAAGGCGGAGTATTCGCATGTCGAAGCGGAGATGCGCCGATATGCGGAGGCGTTGAAGTCCAATCCCGATGCGGAGATTCCGGCGAAGCTCCATATCGACAAGAAGCACGCCGAAGAGGAGCTGAAGAAGTTCCAAGAAAAGAACGACACCCTTGATATGGATGTCGATCTTGAGACCGCTTTGGCCCGCGCCCATCTCGCTTACTTCACTCGCCCACGCACGATTGACATCTTCGCCAAGTTCCATGGAACTGACATCGGCAAGATTCTCAACGGCATGACGTATGGCGCGTCCGGCTTGAAGGGTGTCGAGAACCAGTTCCAGAATCTTGTGAACCTGTTTGACACGTTGGACAAGAAGGTTCCACGTCTAGCGCTTGTCGGCACCGTATTGTCCGATATCGGTGCTGGTGCAGTGAACGTCTCCGGTACGGTCGGCGGATTAGGTAAGAGCATCGTGAGCCTTTCCAAGGCCGCTTATGCCGCTCCCGCCGCGTTGACTGGCTTAGGCGCCGTGTTCGCGTCCTTCAAGATGATCTACGGCGACAAGGGCGAGACATGGAGCAGCCAGATCGACTTCGCCAACACGAAGCTATCACAGCTTTCCCAGAGCGTGCAGGATGCGTTCTATGGCAAGGCGAAGCCCGCCATCATGGATACGGCGAACGCGATAGGCGATTCGCTGGTACCGGAGATGAGCACTCTCGCCAAGCATGAGGGCGAGATAGTCGAAAAGCTCATGCTCGCCGTGAAAGCGTCCTATCAGGCGAACGAGCTGCCAGCCGTCTTCGACCGTGCGAACGAGTCGATGGATAATCTCGTTCCCGGTGCCGAATCCCTGATTACCGCATTGTCCCATATCGGCATGGTCGGCGGCAAGTATCTGCCGCAGTTCACGCAATGGTTGAGCGAGGATGCGTCTTGGTTCGCCAAGTGGGCCGAGAACGTGATGGATGACTCCGACCGTGTTGACAAGGCCATGTCCGAAGTCAAGGAGCAGGCTGGTTATCTTGGCTCGTCCCTTCGCTCGTTGAAGGGTATCGCGCAAGGTGTGTTCACTCCGATTGCCCAATACCAGAATGGCATCGAGCAGTTCAGCAGCGTGTTGCAGCGTGCAGACCGTGCGATTAACTCCATGAGCGCCCAGGATACGTTACGTGCTTGGGTGACTGGCGCTAGGGACGCCCAGAAGGGCGTGCGTGACGCTTTCGCCGATATCGGACATGCTGCGAACGAGTCGCGGAACGATCTTGCCGGTACGATGACGAATCTTGGTCAGTTGACCGGTAATTTCGTGGCCGACACCTCGAAGCTGGCTTCCGGCACTTCAGGTAGCATCCGCACGTTCTCCGGTGATGTGCGTGATGGTCTGAGCATGGTGACTTCCAGTCTCGCGTCCACGTCTCCGATGTTTTCGAGTCTTGTCCGCATGGCGGGCCAGTTGTCGAAGACGTTCGGCGGCACGCTTGCCAACTCGTTGAAGTCTGCCGCTCCCACGATTGAGGCCATCGCCAATGCGACAAGCGCGTTGAGTGGCGCCTTCTCGAAGCTGCCAGCCCCAATTCAGGGCATGTTGGGCTTGTGGATGACGTTCGGTCGTGCTGGCAAGTCAGCTTGGACGGCGTTGAAGAGCGGCGCTTTGGAGAACATTCAGAGCACGATGCAGTATCAGAACACGTTGCGCCAGTTGGGTGTGACGATGGATGGCACGAAGGTCAAGGCTTCCCAGTTGATTTCCGCGATGGCTCGTCTTTCCCGTAACGAGACGACGGCTGAGGTCACAGGCGGCGCGATGGCGTATGGCAATGTGGCGGGCTTGTTCACCGGCTCCGTCAAGGGTATGGAGCAGATGGGGGAGCAGGCTGAGAAGACCGCTTCCAAGGTGGCAAAGACTGGTCAGGAGGCCCGTCTTGCAGCCGAGGGGGCTGTCCTGTTGGGCAATAACGCCAGTAGTGCTGGCAAGGGTCTGCGAAGCCTGGACGACAACGCCGAACCCGTCAAGGGCAAGCTTTCCGGCTTGAAGAGCGTGGCCAAGGATACCGGCACCGTCCTATTGGATATGCTTGGCGGTCCTACCGGCATCGCATTGACGGCTGGGCTCGCTGCCGCTGGCACGGCGTTCAGCGCGTATTCTCAGCATGTCGAACAGGTCAAAGCCAACATCGAATCGTTCAACGAGGCGGCTAAGGCAACGCCTGACGCTTTGTCAGCTCAGGTTTCCTCGCTTGAGGGGTTGAAGAACCGGCTGGATAACTTCGGTTCCACACTGAAATCCAACTTCTCCACTTCGGATTCCTCTTGGGACAAGTTCTGGCGTGGAACGTCGAATGTGGATAGCATGTCTTCTGCATTGCAGATGCTCGGTCAGAACGAGGATTCGGTCGCACGCAAACTGTCCGGCAGCAAGAGTGACTACAACAGCTACATCAAGACGTTGCAGCGGATGACGACCCAGACGAACAAGCAGGTTTCGGCTGACAAGAACTCCGCGACCGTGTTCGATATGGGCAGTATGAACAGGCTTCAGAAGTCCACCAACATGCACGAGGCCGCGAAGACCGCTTTGGCTGACGCCCAGAAATACAACGATGAGATCGAGAAGTCCATCAAGACGCAGGCCGCTGCCGCTGGCAAGAGCGCTGGTTGGGCTGATCGTCTTCGTGATGAGGGTCAGGATTGGCAGTCCATCGCGGATGGGCTATTGAACGCCACCGAGAAGAAAGAGCGGTTGGCTACCGTGACAGGCTCTCTGGCTTCGCAGGTTGAATCCCAGCGCAACGCGAACATTCAGGCCGCTGCCGCGTCCAGCAGTTATGCGAAGACGTTGCAGCAGGTTGGCGAGGCGATGAAGACCGTAAATGATCTTCATTCCAAAGGCCAACAGGTTTGGGATGCCCAGAAGAAGGATTTCGACTATACGACTGAGGCTGGCCGTACCGCCGCCGACTCGTTGACCGCTTTGGCTTCCAGTTCGAATGATTACCTGAATGCGATGATTAAGCAAGGTAAGTCGCAGAAGGATGTGCTCGCTAAGCAGAAGGAATTGTCCAGCAACTTCAACGCTCAGGCATCTGCCGCTGGTTTGGACGCCGCTGCTGTTGACGGATTGAACTCAAGTCTGTTGATGACTCCGAAGGAAGTCACCACACAGATCAACGTTCAATCGTTGGAAGCGAAGGAGAACCTGGCGAATGTCGTTGACAGTATGAGCTACCTGTTCCCCGATGGGACACGTAAGCAGGTCAAGGATATTCTGTTGAACTCCATCTGGCAGGGTAAGACCGATGCCAACCAGTTGTCCGACATGGTGCAGAGGCTTTCCGATGGCAAGCATACGGTCGTGATTACCGGCGATAACAAGCTGGCGATTGTCGCGGCCAATGATGTGACCAATGCCGTCATGAAGGTGCCCGCGTTGAAGAAGGTTTACCTCAAGGCCATCACCGAAGGCAAGAGTGATACCGAGGCGTTGGAAGAGAGTATTTCTTCGATTCCGGCGATGAAGGATGCTTTTGTCAAGGCGAAATCCGAAGGCAAGTCTGATTTGGATGCGTTAAGGGATGCCATCTGGCAGGTTCCTGAGATTAAAGAAGCCTACTTGAAGGCGACTTCCTCTGGTAAGAGCGAGGTTGATGCCTTGCGAATCGCGTTGAGTTTGATTCCAGATGTGAAGAACACTGACATCACCGCAACGGACGATACCGCGAATGGTGCTGGTTCTGCGAGACTGACGATGGGTGCCTATGAAGAGCAGTATGGGCATGTCGATTCCAAGCTGACAGCCACGGACAACACTGGTGGCCCAACCAGTACGGCCAAAGGCAATATCAGTTCCGTACCGAATAGTCATGGTACGAACGTGAATGCGACGGACAATACTGCTGGTGCGACTGGTTCCGCCAAAGGCAATATCAGTTCCGTACCGAATAGTCATAACACCGGATTTAAGGGCCATGTCGATGGTTCGCTTTCCTCTGCTGTGGCGTCGGCCAATAAATGGATTAGCGGCGTGTCGAATTGGGTTACCGTCCACATCAGGGGCATCTTCGAGGGCTCCAAGGCTGGCAAGGCTACTGGTGGTCGTATCAGCGGGCCGGGTACTGGCACGTCTGATTCGATTCCCATGTGGCTGTCGAATGGCGAGCATGTTATTCGTGCCGCTGCGGTAAGCAAGCTTGATCGTACTGTCGGCCCGAATTTCCTGAACGTGTTGAACGCTACCGGCGATTTGGACAGGGCGGTGTCGCAGGCTCGCACGTCGTATGCGCGTAGTGCGGTTGATATGAGTCGTAGCGCGTATGCGGCTGGCGGCCGTGTGGAGAAGATGATGTCAGGCTTGTATGAGGTCAACGTTCAGGTTCCCGCAAGCACTGGAACGACTGTCAATCAGACGTTCAACACGAAGGTCGTAAGAAGCAATGACGATCTGTATGTTGCCGCGCCGATATTGCATCGTAACGCGTTGGCCGAGGCTAGGAGGTATCAGCGTTGAGTGATTTGCCTGAACTGGTCGAACTGTCGAACGGGACGGAAACGTTGACGTTCGATGGTGGCAATACAGCGAATCCTGATGATGATGTTCTCCTGATCGGGAAGGATGGCGTCGAGGGTTGGTTCGAGACGCCTGATGACAAGACGGTCATGAGCGAGCGGGGTCAGGGCGATGGGGCGCATGACGTGTGGGCTTCGGATATCCTGTATTCCGCTCGCGTGCTGACGTTGCATTTCATTGTGTCGGCTCACGACCGTCAGGGTGTTGTCCGGCTTCTCAATAGGGTTCGTCGTGTGTGTGCGCATAGCAAAGTGCGGTTCCGGTTGAGGGATGCTGGCTACGACTGTTATACGACTGGTAGGGCCACTGTGAAGGCGTCTGCGAAGTATGCTCGCGACGGCTGGTTGGATGATTGCACTCTGACCGTCACGTGCGAACGGCCTGAAATATTGAGTTCAGTCGAATCCGTATGCCAATTGGGTTCGTTGACCGCCTCGATGGCAGGCGGCGGATTGAGGTACGGAAGCAACCTCAGCTCGCCCACCGGTCTTCAATACCCGTTGGCTTACGGGTTGAAGACAAGCGGCGGCACGTCGAATGTTGCCGTGTTGACGAACAATGGAACGTCTCGCGCATACCCGGTGTTTGAAGTCGTGGGCAACATGCCCGATGGCGTCAGGCTAGATTTTCCTGGAACCCAGCAGTCGATAGCGTGTTCACACCCCGTCGATGGTGTGTCCTTGATTTTGGATTCGCGTTCACGTACCGCGACGATGGATGGCTTGGACATTTCCCGTTATCTGACTTCTCGCGGCTTTCCAACGATTCCGCCGTCTGGTTCGGTGAATGTGGTTTTGAGTAGTTACGGCGGCGGGTACGTGAATTGCCGTGTACGTGACACGTTCATGTAAGGAGTTTTTATGGGGACTACCGCTTTGGGCGTGAGCCCGAATACGAATGGTGTTGGCGTCACTCCGTTGGCGCATCGCAAGGTGTTGGGTGCGCAATGGTCAAACACTGGCATCATCACTGGACTGGATGTGACTGGACGCAGTGACTTGCGGTATAACGTTTCTGCCGGTGTCGCCGTGTGTTCGCGTGGCGATTCAGACGGCAAGACGCTCGCGTATTTTGAGGGAGGCCAGACTCCCGCTACTAGGGCCGGTGATCCGTCGAATCCGCGTATCGACGTGGTTTGGGTCCAGGCCCACAATCAGGTTGAATATAGGGATTCCGATAATTTTGTGACGGTAGGTGTGACACAGGGCACCCCTTCCGCGAATCCTGTGGCACCGGCCGTTCCGGCTGGCTGTACGGTGTTGCGGCGTATGAGGGTTCCGGCTTCGATGACATCCACGAGTTCAGCCACTGCGAACGATAGCGCGGATTATGCGATCCCGTATTCCGCTTCGATGGGACGTTTGGCGTATTATGAGCGGCGCTATGAGGGGCCTGCGAATTTTTCGTCCGCCATGGTTGATTATACGGACGAGTCGGTGACGTTCGACGTGCCGACAGACAGGCTTATCGAACTGAGGTATCGTGCGACCGCCTGCGCTTGCCGTCATGATAATCCCAAGAAGCCGACCGAGGACGCCACGCAGATGGCGTGCTGGTTCGTGTGTTTCCAACTGGATGGCTCGGACGTGCCTAATTCGGGCGGGCAGTTTCAAGTGTCGCGTGCATGGCAGCCGGTGCAGATCAGTTGCATTGTCAGCGTCAGCAAAGGGCGTCACACGGTTCGTACCCGCAACCACCGTGTCGCGTGGGGCGAGAACGTGTATTTCATCTGTCATTCGGACAAGAACGAGACGTATTCCCCTCGTATTCTTGAAGTGTGGGATAGAGGAGCCGCGAATTGAGTTGGAGCGCCTACCTGTATGACACGATGACGGGGCTGTTGGCGCAACGGCTTGACGTTCCCTCGTTCTCGTGGTCGATGACCGTGAGCGATTCGAGTTTCAGCACAACAGCGCAGGGCAAGGGTGTTGGCGATGATGAGTTGTCTGGCATGGAATTGCCTTGGAATCAGATACCTGGCGACACTCCGGCTGCCCGTGCTGCCGCGCTACAGCCGTATAAGCGGGGCATAGTTCTGTTTTGGAAGAGTCCGTCTGATGATCCCGTTTCGATTGGGCGTCCGATCCTTGCTGGCGCGTTGGGCGTGCGCAAATCGTCGTGGCATGACGTGAGCGTGCCTTACGTGTCGATGATGGGATTGTTGAATGACCGGTACTTGGTGCATGAGGATGCGTTCGGCAAGGATGTCGGGCACACGTCGAAGCAGGTGTTCCGTTGGGAGAACCTGAGCTGGCGTGCTCTGGCCTGTGAGGTGATACGCCAATGCACGTCATACAAGCCGGGAGGTGAACTGCCTATCGACTTGCCGTATCTGGACGAGACAGGCACGCACTCTTTGCCCCCCGATGGGGCGAGCGGCGATAAGAACGCTCCGAAACGCAAGAGCAAAAAGCGCGTGAACACCGCTGACGGATACGTGGAAACCGTCGTGGATGGCGATACGACCACAATCACCGAACAGCATGTGACAAAGAAGACGAAGCAGATTACGGAGACGAAACCGTACACGTATGAGACGCGCAAAGGCAAGGTCACAAAGAATCATACGACCACCAAGACAATCACGATCTCACAGACAACAGTGACGAAAAAGACCGTGACGAAGAACTACGCGGACTATTCGGAGCAGACCGTGACCACGACCACCACTGTGTTTTCGTTTGATGCAAAAGGCAATCAGACTGGCAGCACCACCAGTACGGATGGTCCGCATAAGACTATTCTTCCTCGCCAGACGGTTGCGGAATACGCGGATTTCAACGTATCGAACCATCGCGCTTCGGATATTTTGAAAAACATCGCGAACGTCGATGGGGGGCCGGACATGCAGTTCCGCCCGTACCTTTCGGATACGCAGCATATCCGGTTCCAGTTCCTCGCCGGGTCGGACGGCGACGTGTATTTGAATCAGGACAAGCGACTGAGCCTGTCGTGTTCGCCATATGGCGGCACGTTGGAAAACGTGGAGATTGACCGTGCGGCACCATACATGCGCGTGTATGCGACTGGTGCCGGCTCGGATTCTGGCACGATGTGCGATTTGGCCGAGGACTTGTCATTGACCAGCATCAGCGACCCTTGGCCACTCCGTGAGGCTACGTTGTCGTCGAGCGACTCGAAGACCTACGATCTTTTGGACAGCGCGGCGAAGGGCATGTTGGAGGTGAACCGTCACCCATTGGCTCAACTGTCTGGCGAGATTAACGTGAATGATTGCGACGAATCCGGCATGCCGCTGCATCCGCTCGGCTCGTTCTGGCCGGGGGAGATGTTCGATATCGCCATCGACGGGTTCCCTGACTGGCCCGATGGCGTGTATCCGATGCGTCTCATGCAGATGAGTGGCGATGAGACCGGCAAGGTGACGTTGAAGTTCGATCCCGTTCGCGAACCTGTGGAATAACTTGGAGGGTATGTTTGGCTATCCATACTGAATTGCGCCCAGATGACGCTTCGCTGCCGTTGCTGTTGGCCGACGCGGCGTTACGCCAGTCGAACGCGAATGTGACACGCATTTCCGGAATGCTGTCCGTTGACAACGGTGATGGCAGCGAGACGTGGATTGGCGGCAATGTCAATCCCGATTCAAACGGTGGTGTGACCGAATGGGTTGGAGATACCACCGTTCCAGGAAAGCCCACGGGATTGTCTGCGGTGAGCGCCGTGAACCGCGTGCTCGTCTCTTGGAATGGCACGTTGCATGACGGCGTGCCCGCCGATTTCGACCATATCAGCGTTTTCGTCGTCAATGACGGCACGGTCGAATCGTTGGGTGATTTGAACTGCGCCGGAACGATCCTCTCGAAGAAGTATGCGGAGGGTACGATTCTCGAAGTTTACGCTGTCGCATATGATGCGGCGCGTGACGAGCGGGGCAACTACAGCCCGAACATGTCCGAAGAGTCCGATCGAATCACTTTGGTGGTCGAACAGGATGTTGACATGGGGCAGTTGAATAATGCCGCAGCGGACATGGAGCAGAAGGCCGATGAGGCGGCTGCGAAGGCCGACAAGGTGCGTTCCGACTTGCAAGCTGAAGTGGACAAGGTAAGCGCGAAAGCGGATGACCTGGGCAAGACCGGCGACCAGTTGGCCGGCCAGATCACCGACATCAAAGGCACCGTCAACGGCCAGCAGACGAAACTGACCGAGTTCGGCCAGAAGATCGAAGGCGAGATCACGCGCGGCGACACGACCGTGAAGAGCGTGACCGAGCTGAAGCAGACGGTGACCAGCCTGTCGTCCACTGTGTCGCAGGCCACGAAGACCGCTTCGGATGCTTTGAGCAAGGCCACGACCGTCGAGCAGACCGCGAACGGGCTGAAGGCCACGATCAGCAAGGATTATCAGACCACGAAGCAGGCCGACGGCAAATACAGCACGAAGGCGGAGTTGTCGGCCACGAGCGATTCGCTGTCCTCGAAGATAACGGAGACGACGAAGACCGCGAACGGCGCGATGGACAAGGCGTCCTCGGTCGAGCAGACCGCCAGCGGCCTGTCCGTGAGGATAACCGAGGCGGCATCCGAAGCCGCATCGGCGGTGCAGACCGCCAACAGCCTCAAAAGCACCGTGGAATCCAACACGGCGCACATCACTCAGGTGGGGAAAACAGCGGACGGCCTCGTCACGCGCACAAGCAGCCTCGAACAGAATCTGAGCGGTTTCAAAAGCGAAGTGTCGCAAACCTACGCCACCAAAACGGATTTCGACAATCTTTCGATTGGCGGGACGAACCTGCTTGCGGACTCGAACCTGATAAAAACATGCATAGACCCGTCAACAGGAATGCCATCGGATGCGAACGCCTCCCAGTCCGACGACGATTGGACCGGGGACTCCTGCACCAAAACCCCAATATCCGTATCGCCGTCCACGCAATACACGCTGTCCGCCTACGACGATATGGCGGACGCCACCTTCACTGGGAGGGTAAGCCAGCTCGACTCAGACGGGAATCTGATCGGCCTGCTCGTCGATTCGATAACTTTTCTTGGCCCGGATCACGTGACTTTCACGACTGCGGCGAACGCGGCCAGCATCCATGTCGGAATCTATTTAGCTCCGAAATGCAAGTGGAAGTTGGAGAAGGGCGGCAGGCCGACAGATTGGAGTCCTGCGCCGGAGGACATGCAGCGGGCGGGTGACTATTCGACGAAGTCATACGTCGACCAGCAGTCCAAGTCGATAGCGTTGGGTGTCGTCCAATCCTACGAGGGCGCTGATGGCAGCGGTCTCGCCACGAAATCCGACATCACCGTGGAGCATGAAAGGATCACCAGCGAGGTTTCCGGCAAGTATGCGACCAAGGATGGGGTGACGGAGGAGATCAGTTCTACCGTCTCGCAGAATAATGAGTCGCTTGATGTCAAGTTCGCCACGAAGGTCGAGAACCAGTCCACGCTGGACGCGGCGAACGCCGCGCAGTCGGACGCTGCCGACGCCCAGTCGCGCGTCGGCACGCTGGAGGACTGCATCAGCCTCACTTCCGCAGGCGTCCGCGCCGGCCATCAGTCGAACGGCGTGTTCGACGGTGTGAGCGCTCTGGTGAACACCGACGGCAGTTTCGACCTGCTGGACAAGGACGGCAACCTGCTCACACGCATCAACCGGCACCGCTTCCAGGTGACCGGCGACGATGGCGTCGGCTCCGGGCATCTGATCCTGTCGCAGGATGGTCTTGACATCACCGTGCAGCCCACGGCGAACGAGAAGGTCACCTATCATATCCAGCTCGGCGCGGGCGGCATCAGCATCACCGCGCCAGACGGGGCGCATGTCGAATGCTCGGCCCGGACCGGCCTGGATCTGGAGACGGTGAAATACGGCAAACTGTCCATCGGCTCCGGCGGCCTCCAGTTCACCAACGATCAGGGCTGGGGGTTGGCGCTCTCCGCCGCGGGCTGGAGCATGAGGTGGGCTGGCAATCACACGCTCGCCACGGGCCCGACCGCCGGCGCATTGTACATCGACGGGCGTCAGATCGTCACAAGATGATTTTTGGATATGGAGGTAAGTATGGATGATGTCGTCAAAACCGATGGAGTGCTGGATTTGCGTCCGGCGAAGGACAGTCTTGTCTATCAGCTTCTGCGGCTTGGATTGTCTTTCGACCACAAGGACGCGTCCGGCGAGACCTGGACCGATTACCGTCGCGGCGTGATCGTGACTTTCACGAGTCGTGATACGGCGACCGATGTCGTTGTCGCCGACATGGATACCAAGGATTCCAGGACGGTTGCCGTGTCCGCCTTGGCGGATGTCACCGAGGTGAAGACCTGGCGCAGTGATGGCGCCGAGGGTTAGGCGTCCTCTTTCCTGATTGTCTGTTTTGTTGTTCCCGTCGTTTCAGGCGGGTTTTCTCTTTTTCTAGGAGGTTATGTTGACTCAGATTAATTTCAATTTCGGCGTGCTGGCCGCTTCCATCATCGGTCCGTTGCGTGAGCGGGTGAACGATAAGGACAATCGGTGACGCAGATTAGGTTTAGGTTTCGCAGGCCGGACGCATCGCACGTGTCCGGCGTGCCGGTGGAGGGCGTCATATCCTGCAATCCGACGATGCGTGTCGTGCAGGAGGATGAGAGTCTGCTCCTGCCGGTGCCTTTCGCGGTGCGGTTGCCGTCCGATGGCAGTGATCTGACTCTTGACCTCAAGCCGACAGGCGTGGACTGGTGCTGGCGCATCGAAGAGCGGATTAAGGGTTTGACGCATGTGCGTCGCGTGATCGTGCCGGATAGCACGCAGATTTTGGATTATGCGACTCTTTCCGAGGCTGCATGGCATGGCGCGTCTGACAATCACGGTGGCTTGGCGCATAGCATCCGAACCTATCCGCATGTCATCCGGCTTGGCGATGTGGTGGATGTGGACGGTTTGCGTCCACCTGACCACGTGTCCGCTGGAGATTCGGTCGTGGATGCCGAAGGGCATTTGTGGATTGTCAGCCGTTTCGATGGCGGGAAGGTGACTTTCGGCATTGATGGTGGTGTGAGCCTGCGCGGGCCGAAAGGGGAGCGTGGGCTGAGTTTCCGCAGTGGCTTGGGCGTGCCGGATGCGACCACTCAGGGAATTGTGGGTGACACTTATGTTGATTTGACGACTGGTGCCGTGTACCGGTGTCAAGCCTGATTTTTCGTAAAAATATCAAATTATCTCATTAAGGAGGAATAATAGTATGGCATGGCAGGCGACGGGCGGAAATCTCAAAGGCCCGAAAGGTGATAATGGCGCTGATGGTGCGAAGGGTGACGCTGGCAAGAGCCTGCACGTCGCCAACGTGACCGTCTCAGACAATTCGGACGTGAGCGTGTCCGCGTTGAGTCCATCGACTCCGATGGCGACCGGTGACTTGATTTCGGATGTGGACGGCAAACTGTTCCTCATCTCTTCGGTCGTCAATGAGACGACCGTACACGTCTCCAACGTCATCAGTGGCGTGAGCTTCAAGGGGCCGCAGGGTGAGCGAGGTGCGGACGGAGCGCCTGGCAAGGACGGTACCGGCGTCACCATTCTTGGCTCGTACGATTCCCTCGAAGCGTTGAAGGCCGAACACGCGACGGGCAATGCGGGCGACGCCTATCTGATTCACGGCGCCCTGTACGTGTGGGATACGGTCGGCGCGGGCTGGAATAATGTCGGCACCATCCAGGGGCCGAAGGGCGAGAAGGGCGATCCAGGCACCAATGGCAAGGACGGCACGAACGGCAAGGACGGTCTCGGGTGGTCATATGGGCACGGTGTTCCGTCATCGACTGGAGTGCCGGTCGGCAGCCTGTATCTTGACCTCGATACCGGCAACGTGTACGCCTTCAACGCCTAGGGGGTGGAATATGACATGGTCCAATGTCGGTAGCCTTAAAGGGGCTAAAGGCGAAGCGGGTACGGTAACCCCTGCCGCGGCAATCGCCGACCTGACGGCAGCGCCGACTGCCGGAGACTTCAACGCCCTGCTGAATGCCTTGCGCGCAGCGGGCCTCATGGCTGGATCAACACCCGCGCCGAAGGTGCCGGTCAAAAGCATCTCGATCTCTCCATCGTCACCGACCGTCAAAGAGCACGGAACCGTACGCCTCTCAGCGACGGTCAAGCCTGACAACGCCACCGACAGGACGGTATCATGGTCTTCCGGCGACAATCGGACCGCTACCGTCACAAGCGACGGAACCGTGACCGGAATCAAACAAGGATCGACGAGCATCACCGCCACCGCAAACGACGGGTCAAAGGTCTCCTCGACAGTCACGCTGACCGTCACCGCCAAGCCCACGGGTCAGGGCCCGCTCGCACTGTTCGGCGACTCGCAGCTGATCGTGGACTCGGACACGAGCCTGACCAACATGGGCCCGTACCCTTCGGGCGCGAACCCGGGCACGGCCACCAGCTGGCCGTCCGACCAGTCCAAACAGATCGCGTCCATCACCGGCCTGAGGGTCATCGACCTGTATTACGGCGGCGCGCGCATCGCCCGCGACAAGACCGGCTGGCAGGGTGGATGGGCCATGCAGTCCAACCGTCTGGCCTCGCTCGTCAAGGCCGACGCCGCGAACACGCCGGAAGTGATCGTCATCTACGGTTTTTATATCAATGACCTGCAAAACGACCTGACGGACACCAAGCCCGCGACCGACCTGTCGAAGATCGCCGCCACCTACAAGTCGAAGTTCGACGAGCTGAAGGCCAAGTACCCGCAGGCTCGCATCTTCTACGCGCTCCAATGCTCGTTCCGGTCTGCGGCGACTGAGGCCAAGCCGAGAATGACGGGCCTGCCGGCCGGCACCATCATGACCAACAGCTTCACGGCCCTGCAATCCTCGGAACGAATCCTGTTCACCGAGGAGACGCTGGGCGTGCCGGTCATCGACGCGACCGACGAAGTATGGGCGCTCGGCAGTGGGTTGACCATCTCCGACATGATTCACCCCACCGCGGAGGGAGCCGTCAAACTCGGCCAGATCCTCGGCCGGCACATCAAACAGGCCATCCAACAGTAACGTCCTCCGTGCCTCCCACGGCACGGGGAGGCACGAAAGGAACACATTTTGACCAATATCACGTTATCCGCCCTCAAACAGGGCTCGGCCGAGATCACGGTTAACGGCGAGATTCCTGCATGGAGCGAATGATTTTCATGGCATGTCGGATTGCCGCTCGTGTTCGCCGCCTCTGACCACCCGTATTAACCAATATCAAAGCCCCGCCATGTGCGGGGCTTTCCTGTAAGGAGATGTAATGTGCTGCAAAATTTTCTAGCCGGGTTCGGGGGTGTTGGTGGCGCGTGCGCGCTCATCACGCTCGGATTGAAAGTCTGGCCGGGCGCTTTGGACGCGTTGGCGACCGGATTGTATTCGCACGTGCGGCCGGAACGATTGCCCTACGATTCGCCGCTCTCGCAGCATTTCGCAAAAACACGGCAGCTAGGCGAGCGTACTGAGAAATTCGATGGACGGTTGGACGAGTTGTGCCGCGACACCATCAAAAACACGATCATCAGCCTGATCTACGGCGACAAGGACACCGACCACAGCGAGGCCGTCAGCTACGAGCTGTCAAAGCTTGAGAAATTGGACGCGCAATGCTGGATAGTCGCTGCCGCCGAAAAATATTTGGAGGACCGGCAATGAGCGGACCAGTCGCGTTGGACGCGTATCTCATCCTGCTCGCGCTCATCCTGATCTTCAACCATTCGGCGCACAGGCGCTGACATCGATTTTTCCAAAAACAAGGCCATCTCCACGGAGGTGGCCTTTCCTTATGCCTGAAGGAGGCAATCATGGCAGACCATGCCACCAAAAACACCACAACCAGTAATCTGCCTGGTCTGACCGGCGAGCGTGTCAAGGCCGTAGTGACCATCGTGGTCACGCTCTACGCTCTGGTCAACGCCGGCCTGTCCTTGGCCGGCATCAATCCGCTGCCTTTCACCAACGAGCAGGTCAGCGCTTCAATCTTCGGTGTCATCGGCATCGCCGGAACCATTTACGGCTGGTGGAAGAACCAGAACATCACCA